AGCGTCCCGGACGGTCCTCCCGACCATCCCTGTGGACAATCCCCCGCAACTCCGGCCTCTTATGGCCCAGATGATCGCGAAGAGCCACGATTCGCCACCCCTTCGGGTGGTCTGACGGCCGAACACGCGACCGCTCCCCCCGCCCGTTCCGGTGAACAGACCCCGAACCCAGGGGGGAATCCCCTCCCGCCCCGGCCCGTACCCTGATCACAAGGCGCGGGGCCTGGATCAGCGGGAAGGAACGCTGTGGGTCTCTTCGCCAGCGCCAAGGCCGTCGTCATCGACGCCTGGTCGTGGCTGAACTACAAGCCGCTGTACAGCGACCAGCTCGGCATGCCCAACCGCCGGGCCTTCCCCGAAGCCCACGCCACCTGGGTCCCCGCCGCCGACGAACGCCGCCTCGCCGCGTACAAGATGCTCAAGGCCTACGACGGAAACCAGGTCGCCGAGCTCACCGCGTTCCGCGACGGAGACGAAGCCCGCGAACGCCGCGAGTTCGGCGACCCGTCGATGTTCGTCGACACGATCACCTCCCACGTCCTCGGTGAGGAGCAGACCATCACCGTCCCCGGCGCCGAGAAAGCCGGCGACGGCGGCGGCCCCGACGCCGAAACCGCGGAGAAGGTCCAGACGCTGCTACGGGAGTGGGCCGACGAGGAACTCCTCCCCATGCGACTCCTCCAGGTCGAACGCAAGGCGGTCAGCCTCGGCGACGGCGTCTACCTCCTCCACTGGGACGGCGACAAGCAACGCGTCCGCCTCAAGACCTTCGACCCCGGCTTCTACTTCCCGATCATCGACGAGGACTCCGACGGCTCCGACTTCCCCGACCGGATCCACTTCGCCTGGGAACTCCCCGAGGACAAGGCCCGCCGGCTCCCCGCACGCCTGCGGCGGATCACCTACCACCTGGACTGGATCCGCCCGCAGACCGCGAACGGCGTCGACCGCACCAGCCGGCCCGTCCGCGCCACCGTCATGTCCGACCCCACCGACGACCAGCCCGCCCAGCCCATCCTCGGCCGCGGCGACACCCTCGACCCCAACGGGTCGATCACCCGCCTCTACCCGTGGTCCGAGCAGCCGTCCTACAAGACGTGCTACCTCACCGACGCCATCTGGGAACTCGGCGACCTCAAAGCACCCATCGACATCGACTCCCTGCCGATGGACAAGGCGCACTTCGCGACGAACAGCCAGGGCGAGATCCTCGACCAACTCGACCTCTACCAGGACTTCGTCCCCGTCATCCACGTCCCCAACACCGTCCCCGAGCCCGGCGAGCACTGGGGGCAGTCGTCCCTGGCGAAGGTCCTGCAAGTCTTCGACGAGCTGTCCGGCTCCGACACCGACTCCTCCCGCGCCTCCGCCACCACCGGCTCCCCGATCCTCGCGATCTCCGGGAAGGCTGTGAACGGGCAGACGCAGTACACCGCCGGCCCCGGCATGGTCTTCACCCTCGGCGAGGGCGGCGCCATCACCAGCGTGGAGACCAGCGGCAACCTCGCCGAGCTCCGCAACCACGTCCACGACCTCAAGGACCGGGCCGCGACCACCGCCCGCCTGCCCGCCGTCGCCCTCGGCACCTCCGACCCCGCCCAGTTCACGTCCGGCTACCAGCTCGAGTTGGCCCTCGGCCCGCTGGACTCCCTCATCTCCGGGATGCGCCTGGCCCGCGACCACGCCGACCGGCTCCTCCCCAAAATGGTGCAGCGCCTCTTCCAGGCCGGGCAGCATCCCGACTGGGCCGGCCTCCCGGTCTTGCCGGCGAAGCTGATGCGCGGCGCCTACACCCCCACCGACAAGGCCGCCGTCCTCGCCGAGGTGAAAGACGCCCGCGAAGCCGGCCTCATCTCCCTGGAGACCGCCATCCGACGGTTGCAGGAGATCGGCTGGCCCATCGAGGACGCCGAAGAGGAGATCAAGCGGATCGACGCCCGGTCCTTCGAGGACGCCCGGAACCTCGCCGACGCCCTCGGCAACCCGAAGGAAGTCGCCTCCTTCCTCGGCCGGAAGGCCCCCGACGAGCCCGAAGCGCCCGCGGTCGTCCTTCCCCCGGCCGGCCTCAACCCGGGCCAGGAGGACCTCGAGGAAGCCCACCCGAACGGGTCGGGAGAGGGAGGGGGGAACACGTGACGGGATCTGTGCTGAACTTGGATCTAGGCGCGGGGCCTGGAGTACGAGCGAGTCTGGGAGGACTTGTACAGATGCGTCGCCCCACGCAGCACACCCGCCGTCCCGCCGCCCCCGGCTGGACCCACCCCTACACCGGCCTGCCCGGCATCGCCGTCTTCTACAACGACGGCGGCCATGGCGACGGCAATCAGCCGCCGGTGCCCTCCCCGGCCGACCTCGCCAACCGGGCCCCCCAGACCCCCGCCACACCCCCGGGACCACAGCCGGTCATCGACAAGGAAACCGGCGTCGCGATGACCCAGGACCGCTTCAACCGGATCATGACGCGGCAGTACGAGAAGTCCCGCAACGCCGCCTACCGGGAGATGGCCGAGTCCCTCGGCCTGACCTTCGACCCCGAGACGTTCGACCTCGAGGCGTTCAAGGCCACCCTCAAGGAAGGCCACGAGGCCAGGCAGCAGGTCCTCACCGACGAGCAGCGCCGCACTGAGGAACTCAACAAGGTTCAGCAGGCGGTCCAGGCGGAGAAGGCCAAGGCGGAACAGGAACGCGCCGCGATCCAGGCTGAGCGACGTGCGCTGGCCCGGGAGCAGGCCCTCACCCGCCTCGGCGCCCTCGACCAGGTCGACGAGCAGGGCAACGTGACCGCCCCGAACCTTCAGGACGCACTCGCCATGCTCGAGCGGGACCTCCGCGACACCCCGGACGCCGACGCCACGGCCCTCACCACGGCAGCGGAGGCGCTGAAGAAGCGCCGCCCCGAACTGTTCGGCGCCCCGACCGCCCCCCAGACTCTCCCGCCGGCCCCGTCCGGTGGACCCGCCGGAGGCAACGCCCCCCGGCAGCCCGCCAGCACCAAGGACGCCCTCCAAAAAGCCGCCCGCAAGCGCGCCGAAGCCATGGGCCTGCGCCACGACAACGCAGCCTGACCGACCGCACGACCAGCACGGCCTAGGGACCACGCCCTGACCCCACGTGGACGGCACCACCACAGGTGCCCTCACCACACACCCGCGTACATCGCGAAAGGGGCTACGGCGTGGACATCCAGCCGTACACCAGCACCGAGACGCTCGCTGTCGGCCGCCCGTGGCTCATGAGCATGCTCGGCATCGAAGCCAACCAGTCCGTCACCCTCGACCTCACCCAGTTCGACGAGAACCTGCACTGGACGGAGGCGTCCAAGTACCAGCCCGAGCGGAAGCTGAAGTCCGGCATCCCCCTCGGCAAGGTCTCCGCGACGGGCCTGTTCGCCCCGTACTCCGCCGTCACCAACGAGGTCCAGACCCTCACCGTGACCGGCGGACCCACCGGCGGCACGTTCACCATCACCTTCGACGGCCAGACCACCGCCGCGGTCGCCTACAACGCCACCGCCGCCCAGGTCCAGACGGCCCTCGAAGGCCTCTCCAACGTCAACCCGGGCGACGTCACCGTCACCGGCAACGCCGGCGGCCCCTACACCCTGACCTGGGGCGGCCAGTACCTCGGTGAGAACGTCTCCTCCGTCACCACCACCGAGTCGTTCACCGGCGGCACCACCCCGGACATCACCATCGCCACCACCACCGCCGGCGGAACCGCCACCGCAACGGACGGCTCCCAGGTCTTCGCCGGGTTCCTGTTCACCGAGGTCGCCTTCCACCCCGGCGCCACCAAGGTCGCAGCGCCCCTCATGGTCCACGGCCAGATCGACGTGGCGAAGCTGCCCGTGGCCTTCGACCCCACGGACGTCGCGGACGGCTCCAACACCCAGTTCGTCTACAAGGTCTGATCAGGAGACACCGACATGCCGAACGACATGCTGGAGCTCCTGCTCCGCGACATCAGCGTCACCGAGATCAACGCGTTCGCGCGTGAGATCCAGACTCCCGCCGACTACGAGCTCACCCGCACGGTGATGCCGGAGCGAACCATCAACTCGGTGAAGTGGGAGACGCGAGGAACCCGCCGTCGGGTCGCCGCCGCCTCCTACCGGGCGTGGGACGCCCAGACGAAGGTCGCCACGCGTGAGATCACGCAGTTCGCGACCTCCGGCAAGCTCCTCCCGCTCGGTCAGAAGTACATCGTCGGCGAGTTCGAGACGATCCTCGAGAACGTCGACCGCGGCATGGACTCCCGGGACCTCGTCGACGCCGTCTACGACGACGTCGCCGCGCACGTCCTGTCCATCAAGAAGCGCCTCGAGCTCGCCGTCGCCGACCTCCTGATCGACGGCAAGTTCTCCCTCGTCGGCGAGAACGGCCTCACCCTTGAGGCCGACTACTCGGTGCCGTCCGCGAACATGCCGACCGCCCCGGTCGACTGGACCGACCCGACCGCGGACATCCTCGCCGACGAGCAGCGGTGGATCGAGGTCCTCCGGTCCTCGGGCGCCCCCGCGCCGGCCCGGGTGCTGACGTCGTACAAGACGGCCGCGCTGATGATGGGCAACAACTCCTACCGCGCCGCCTACTACGGCTCGGTCAGCCCGTCGGCGACGCCCACCGCGGTCCTCGCCCCGAACGAGGTCAACGTCGTCCGCGCCCGCTACAACCTCCCGCCGATCACCACCTACGACGTGAAGATCGAACTGGACACCGGTTCGGACGTCCGCGCGCTGCCGGAGAACATGTTCTTCCTCCTGCCGCCCAACCCGCAGCAGTGGGCGGAGACCCAGTACGGGCTGACCGCCGACGGCCTGCTCCTGTCCCAGGGCGGCAACCCGTCCATCGTGCGGGAAGAGGCCCCCGGCATCGTCGTCACCCGCGGCGTCCAGGACGACCCGCCGCAGGTGTGGACGAAGGGTTCCGCGGCCGCGCTGCCCGTCATGTACGTCCCGGACATCCACATCGCCGCGACGGTGTGGTAACCCATGGCCGCCCGACTCGCAGCCACGGTGTATGTGACGGATCCGGATACGCACCAGACGGTCACGCTGCACCAGGGCACCAGCCCGGAGCCGCGCCTGGCCGCCCTGGTGAAGAGCCCGTCCGCCTGGGTCGACGGCAAGCTCCCCCGCCTGCCGAAGACGCAGACGGACCAGAAGCCGGACAGCCCGGAGGACGCCGGCCCTACCGGCGACGGCCAGGACGACGCCTCTGGCGCCACCTCCGTCGCCGGTGACGACCAGGCCGCCCCCACGGCCAAGAAGACCGCCGCACGCAGGACCGCGGCCAGCAAGCCGGCCCGGGGCCGGGGCGCCGCTGACGAGGGCAGCAGCGGCGACTAGCGGAGTGCGGGCCCGCCCCTGTGGTGGGGGCGCCAACAGGCGGGCCCGCACCCGCACCACCCCTTCCCAAACCCAGCCCCTGGAGGACACCAGCCATGGCACTCACCGCCAGCGTGCAAGCCTGGCTCCTCTCCCAGCTCGGCCCCACCACACCGGTAGCCGACCTGGAACCCCGCTACGCCCGCCTCGGCACCGCCCGCGCCGTCGCCATCGAGGTCCTCTACGAACGCAAGGCCGCTCTCATCCAGCAGCCGGCCAGCGTCAACGTCTCCGGTGTCGTCGCCGTCGCCTTCACCGAGAACATCAAGGCCCTAGAACGCCAGATCGCCCTCCTTGAAGCAGGGGAGCCGCCCGCACCGGACGACCCGCCCGGCACCGGAACCAACGACGGCAGCGTCCAGCTCGGCGTGTTCCGGCTCGTAGAGCGGCCACGACGATGACCACCCCCGTCCGCCGCGGCCGCAGCCTCCGGCAACGCCTCCTCGGCTACATCACCTCCGGCGTCGGCCGCCTCACCAAAGCCTGGCGGATCCTCATCAACGCCCAGACCACCCTCCTGCACGCCCTCACCCGCACCCGACCCGGCCGCAGCGGCTCCACCGGCACCCGCCTGAGGACCGCGACCGCCGCCTTCAACACCGCCCTGGCCACCTTCAACCGGGCAGCGATGGCCTTCGCCGAGTCTTGGGCCGCCACCGACCTCCCCCTGATTTACCGGGAAGGCGCCCACACCACACTCGACCACGTCGACCGACCCAACCGCCTGTTCACCTGGACCGCCCGCCACCAAGCCCAGGTGACGGCCCTGTCCGCGCAGTACTACGCCGACATCACCAGCCGCATCCAGGAAGCTCTCCGACGGGCCCGCGCGTTCCTCCGCGCCGCGCAGGACGCCGCCCGCGACACCCAATCCGCCCGCTTCGACGCAGTCGCGCTCCGCCGGGACCACCCCCTGGACACCGTGGTGTACGCCAACAACGCGAAGCACCCGGTCGAGGCGTGGGCGTCCGCCGCGATCACCTGGCAGACCGCGACCACCGCGAACACTGCCGCCGCCCGCACCACCTTCGACGAGCTCGGCACCGAGTGGGTGGAAGTCCGAGACGGTAACGGCTGCGGATGGCGTGATCACCAGGACGAGGACAAGGCGCACCGGACCCTCCGCACCGTGCAGGACGCCCTCGCGCACCCCACCTCGCACGCCCACTGCATCCGGGAGTTCCTGCCCCGCCTCGACCTCATCGGCCGAACCGAGATCCGCACCGGAGCGCCCCTGTGACCGATCAGCCCACCGAGCCGCAGGCCCACCACCTCCGTATCGACGCCCAGCCCGGCCACGCCACCATCCGCATCGAAGGCGAAGCTCTCCCGTCCGGCACCGTCACTGGCTACACACTCCAGCACGACATCGCCGGCGGTCTGCCCCTCGCCGTCCTCCACACCCGGCAGCCCGATGGCCTGGTCTTCGAAGGCCTTGCCCGGGTCGCCGTCGGCATCCCCGACACCCCTGGTGACATCGTCGCCGCGTTCCTCGCCCAGCTCGACCCCGCCGAACTCGAGAACGCCGCCCTGAACCGGGACGACCTCGGCAACAACCAGTACGACCTGACCCGGGCCATGCTCCGGCAGGCCGCCGACTGGGCCAGAGGGGAACACTGATGGCCGGCCTCGATGACGCGCTCGCACCTGTCAGCGCGTGGCTCCTCAACAACTTGATGATCGACGTCGTGCGCGTCGTCCGCCCCGTCTCCGGCGATCCCGTCCTCAACCCGGACACCGGAGACCTCGAGTACCCGGAGCCTGAGCTGGTCTACGAGGGCGTCGGGGGAGTCGTCGCGGCCGGCGCCCCGGGCGGCATCAGCTCTCTCCCGTCGTCGACGCTGCCGTGGGCGGAAGAGACCATGTCCCCGGCCCGCCTCTTCACCCCCCTGTCGGCGCCGATGCCCGCCCGCGACGACCTCGTCACTGTCATCACCGTCCACAACCCCGCCAACACGGCCCTGATCGGCCGGACGTGGTTCTGCCAGGACCCGGGCCGCGCCTCCACCGTCGAAGTCGTCCGCGTCACCCCCTTGGACATGAAGCAGGCCCCCCGCGGAGGTGCGTCGTGAACCTCGACGACCTCGCCGACCGGCTCGACGCCGCGGCCGACGAACTGGGCGACACCATCGAACGCCGGGTGCGGCGCGTCGGCAGCGCCGGCGTGGCCAGGATCCGCGCGAACGCCTCCGGCCGGCCCGGCCCGAACGTCATCACCGGGCAGTACCGGGCGTCCTGGCGGGCCGTCACCAGCGGCATCCCGTACGGCGCCGAATGCACCATCGGCACGAACGCCCCCCAAGGTCGGCGCCTGGAGTTCGGCTTCGTCGGGCCCGACTCCCTGGGACGCGTCTACAACCAGCCGCCCTTCCCGCACGTGCAGCCCGCCCTCGGCCACATCGAGGACACCCTGCACGAGCAGATGCTGGCCGCCGTAGGGGAGCTACTCGCATGATCGAGAAACGGCTCGTGACGAACTGGGTGGCGACCACGCTGGCCGCCGGCTCCGGGAAGCCCGTCGGCCGCGGCCGCGCCCCAGCCGACGGGCAAGCACCCCCCTACTACCTGCTGTACTCCGTCGACACCCAGGTATCCGGAGCGCCCTACACCGACCTGCACGAGGACGGATCGTTCGTCTATCAGATCACCAGTGTCTCCGGTCCGGACCCGACGAAGCCCCAGTCCACGGCGACGCAGGACCAGCTGGAGTGGATGGCCGACAAGGCCCGGACCGTCTTCCTCGGGCGTAACCCGGTCACCGGCCAGTGGCTGCACCCGCTGGCCGTCCCCGGCTACACCTGCATGGCCCGGTCTCTGGACGTGGAGTGGGGGGCAGTGCCAGGGGGAACGTCCGAGCAGGAAGCCGCGATAATGACCTATGTGCAGAGGTTCAGGTTCAACCTGACCCCCGCCTGACCCCCCACGGGTTGGGCAACACCGCACCGCGGCGGGACCCCACGCGGACGCCACCACCACAGGTGGCCGCCACACCACACGTGTAGCAGGGGCCCCACGCATTGGCCCCGTATCCGCAAGGGGCCAACATGGCAAGGTTCAACCGCAAGGGCGTCACGAAGATCTACTGGATCCCCGCCATCGCCGCGCCGACGCTCATCCCGACCGGCGCGGAGATCGACGCCGGCACCGACTACACCGGGCAGATCAACGCCATCGACGGCTTCAGCCTCGAGAACACGCCGATCGAGACCCCCGACATGGAGTCCACCTTCGTGTCGAAGATCGGCGGCGACGACTCGGCAGCCGATTCCAGCCTGACCTTCTACGAGGACAGCTCCCTCGACGACATCGAGACTGACCTCGCCAAGGGAACCAGCGGCTTCGTCGGCATCTTCTCCAAGGGCCTGACGACCGGCAACAAGGGGATGGACATCTACCCGGCCACCGTGGTCAGCAACTCCAAGGCATACACCACGGACAACGAGGCCGCGAAGATCACAGTTCAGTTCACGATCACGGACCGGCCGCTGTTCAACGGCACCGTCCCGACCCTGACCTGATCCCGGCCGCACCCCACAATCCCCCGGCCGGGCCCGACGTACTCGGGAAGGGCGCCGCGCGCCCGGCCGGGCCTTCCCACAGGAGACCCGCCACATGACCAGCAGCTGGGACGCCCTCCAGAAGCGCCTCGACAGCATCAAGCTGCCCACCGCCACGTTCACCATCTGCGAAGACCCCGACCTGCGCCAGCAGCTCCTCCGCGCCAAGGCCGCCAACCAGCAGGCCACCGACCGCCTCAACGCGCTCGCCGACGACGCCGACCCCGACGTCAAAGCGCTGGTGCAGCGGGACGCCGACACAGCGAAGACGGACCTGGCCGCGGCACAGAAGGCATTCGACAAGGCGTCCGTGACGCTCAAGTTCACGGCATTGGAGCGGAAGGCCCTGGAGGACCTCCAGAAGGCGCACCCGCCGACGGAGCAGGGCGAAGCCGACGGCGAGGACTTCCTGCTGGACACCTTCGCCCCCGCCCTGATCTCCGCCGCGTCCCTGGACGGCATGCCGGTCGAGTACGCCCAGCACTGCCTGGAGTCGTGGTCGTCCGCCGACGCGACCGCCCTGTGGCGGGCCGCCTGGGGGATCCAGCACCAGCAGCGGACCGACCTGGGAAAAGGCTGATCGATGCCCCGGATTTCCGTGCCGAGATGGAGCTGTGCCGCCAGTACCGCATCCCGCACAGCTTCTACCGCGGTCACGGAGACGGCACCTGGTCGGACCTCGACCGCCGCAAAGCCCGCGCCTACGAGCACTACCTCCGGCAGGTCTGCCCGACCTGCGGCACCCGCCCCGAGGAGTGGGACGAGGACGCCGGCGGCGACGAGGACGCCTACCGGGCCACCACCCACCGCTGCATCGGCTGCCAGCTCCTCCAGGACCGGCAGAAGGAAGTCCCCGACGGCGATGAGGGGCACGGCGTGAAGGTCGCCCTCATCCCCACCAGCGTCCACGCAGCCCTCGCATTCCAGCAGTCCCACCAGCACTAGAGGAAGGAGCCCGCCGTGTCCGAGTGGAATCTCAGTGTCCGGCTGACCGGTCAGGGCTCCGACCTGGCATCGACCCTCCGCGATAGTGCGAAGGAGGCCCGCAAGCTCAAGCGCCGCATCAAGGAAGCCCGCCAAGAACTCGCCCTCCTGCGGGCCGCTGCAGCAGACGACATCACCGTCCGGCTGGACGTTGACGCAGCGCACCTCCGCTCCGATGTCACTGATGCGCTCAGCGCAGCGGGATCCGGGCAGGGTCTCGGCGTCCGCCTCGACATCGACGCTGCTCATCTCCGCGACGACGTCAACGCGGCCCTTACGAGGGCAGGCGACGGGCAGAGCATCCGCATTCGGCTGGACCTGGACGCCGACCACCTCCGCAGCGAAGTCACGTCCGCCCTGACCACAGCAGGCGCCGGCCAGGGCCTCGCCGTGAACCTGCGCCTCGGCAACGCCATGCAGCTCAGGCGGGAAGTCGAGGACGCCGTCCGGTGGGCGGCATGGGGGCACCGCATCGAGATTCCCATCGGTCTCCGCGACCCGATGCAGCTGCGCCGGGACGTCTCCGACGCCGTGCGGTGGGCGTCCATGTCGCAGACCATCACCGTCCGCGTCACCCCCGACACCAGCGCCCTCCGCGGTCTCGGCTCCAGCATCGGCGGCGGATCGGGTGGAGGAGCGAACTTCGGCCTCGCCGGACTGCTGCCCATCGCAACCGCCGCGATCCCCCTCATCGCGGGCCTGGCCGCCACCCTCGCACCGCTGGCCGGGATCCTCACCGCCACCGGAGGCGCAGCGACCGCGTTCGGCGTCGCGTTGGCCGGGCAGATCGGCCCGCTGAAGGAAGCCGCCGAAGCGGAGAAGGCGTACAAGGACGCCGTCCGTGACCACGGTGCCGCCTCCGCCGAAGCGGCCGAGGCGCAGCTCGCCTACCAGCGGCAGATCGCCGCCCTGCCCCCGGAGACACAGAAGGCCGCGGCCGCCCTGTCGAACCTGAAGACCCAGTTCGGTGACTGGTCGGACGACATGGCCGCCTTCACCATGGAGCCCGTCACCAAGAGCTTCGCCATCCTCCAGGAGCTGCTGCCCCACCTCAGCCCGCAGGTGGAGTCGTTCTCCGGGTCGATGGACCGGCTGCTGGACGTCGCCGGCGGCGCCATCAGTACCCCGGGCTTCGATGCCCTGTCGGACAAGGTCGCGGCTCTCACCGACTCCAGCCTCGATTCCTTCACCGACCAGGTCATCCACCTGCTGCGTGTCGTGTCCGAGGGCGGCTCCACTGATGGTGCTCTCGGTCAGATCCTCGACTACGCCCGTGAGAACGGGCCCGAAGCCCGTGCGGCGATCGACGCGATCGGTGACGCGATCAGCACCCTGGCAGCGGGAGCGGCCGAGGCCGGACCGTCGATGCTCACCCTCGTCACCGCCGTCGCCAACCTGGTAGCGGCGCTTCCGCCGGAACTCGTGGGGATCCTCCTCCAGGTCGCGGCGGGCCTGAAGTTGATCCAGCTTGCCGGGCTCGGTGCCGCCGCGGTGTCCGGTGCGGTGGGCCGCCTGTCCACGTCGATCGCGACACTCGGCGCCACGTCCGCCGCCGCCGGTGGAGGCATCGCAGGCTTCCGGGCCGCGGTCGCCTCCCTGTCGGCCGGAGCCCGGTTCGGTGCGGCCGCCGCCGGTATCGCCGCGATCGTCTTCGCCCTGCACGAGCTGTCCGACAACAAACCCGCCGTCCAGGTCGACGAGCTGTCCACCAGCCTGAACACCCTGATCTCCACGGGGAAGACCACCGGCGTCCTGAGCACGAACCTGGACGAGATGGCCGCGTCCATCGCGATGGTGTCCAAGGGCGCCTCCGACAACAAGCTCGCCCAATGGACGTCCGACTTCGGGACGTGGGTGGGTATCGCCGAGGGGCCCGGTATCTCCACGGCGAAGAAGAACATCGACGCGTGGGACCAGTCGATGGCCAACCTCGTCAAGTCCGGGAACCTCAAGCAGGCCAAGGAGCAGTACGACCTGCTGGTGAAGCTGTGGAAGACCGCCGGCGGCGACATGGGGGAGCTGAAGGAGGCCACCACCGGCTACACCAACGCTCTCGCCGACCACAAGTTCGAACAGGAGATGGCCGCCCAGTCCCAGGGCATCTTCGGTGAAGCGGCCCAGCAGACCGCCTCGAAGCTGGAAGCGCAGAAGGCCAGCGCCGACGGCCTGCGGCAGGCCATCGTCGCCCTGAACGACGTCAACCGGGCCGCCGGGTCCGCGATGTCGGCGTTCGAGCAGTCCATCGACGACGCGACCGCCGCGGCCAAGGAACACGGCAGCGCCCTGAGAATGCGGGACGGGGAACTCGACCTCGGCTCGCAGAAGGCCCGGGACGCCGAGGAAGTCCTGAGCGCACTCGCCGCGAACACCGACGCGGCCGCGACAGCGGCCCGGGAGCAGGGCCGGTCCTGGGAGTACGTCACTGGCATTCAGGAACGTGGCAAGGCGGCATTCGTCGATGCGGCCTCCGCGATGGGCCTGTCGAAGGCCCAGGCCGAAGCGCTCGCCTCCTCATATTTGAAGATCCCGGACTCGAAGACGACGACGTTCGAGATGCGCACCGAGGACGCGATCGTCGGCCTCGAATCGGTGATCTCCGCGATCAAGAGGACGCCCGGGTCGAAGAGTGTCACGGTCAACGCGCTCACGTCGGACGCGGTCGCGCTCCTCGAGGAGCTTGGTTTCACCGTCACACGGCTACCCAACGGCAAGTTCACGGTGACGGCCAACACCGCCACGGCCAAGGAACGCCTCGCCGCCGTTCAGGCCGCACGGGACGCCCTGAAGAACAAGACGATCACCATCTCTGCCCGGGACGCCGCATCCCAGGCCGCCCGAGCCGCTGCGGCCGCGATCGCTGCGGTGAAGTCCAAGCAGGTCACCATCACCGCCCGCTACCGGACCATCGGTATCGAGGGGACCGTCGGCCGGAACAACGCCAAGATGAACGGCTACGCCCAGGGCGGGATCGTTGACTACTACGCCAAGGGCGGCATCCGGGCGGGCAACGTGTCGTTCTTCGCCAACGGCAGTGACGACCGCCCCGACCAGCACCAGGCGCAGATCGCCCCGGCCGGCTCGTACCGGGTGTGGGGTGAGCGGGAGACTCAGGGCGAGGGGTATGTGCCTTTCCGACGGTCAGCGCGCCCTCGGTCCCGACGGATCACCGAGGAGATCGTGTCCCGGTTGGGCGGAGACCCGCGCAGCATCGACTGGTACGCCGAAGGCGGCATCTCCAACTGGCAGTACGACCCGGTCTCCGGGTCCCTGTACTCGCCGTCCGACGCCATCGCGGCCGGGAAGAAGACGAAGAAGGTCAAGGGCAAGGAAGTCGAGTACTTCGACCTCGCCGCGGTGGAGAAGAAACTCTGGAAGATGGGCGAGGCCACCGTCGCCTGGAACCGGAACCTGGAGAAGGTCGCCGACCGGGCCGGCGGTGACGTGGCCCGCGCTCTCGCCTCCATGGGCGATGAGGGTATGGCGCTCGCCGCGAAGATGGCCAAGGGCACCGACAAGTACGTCGCCTCCATGTCGATCGCGCTGCGGCGGATGATGCAGGAAGCCCGCGCCCAGCTGTCCGACTTCACCGAGCAGCTCGACCACGCCACCGGCAGCAACCGGATCTTCCAGGACAACCTCGCGAAGCTGGCCGCGATGGGCTACGGCGACCTCGCCTCCCATCTCGCGGGCAAGGGCGACCAGGCGTCGATGGAGCTCGCCGCGGAGGCCGCGAAGAGCCCGTCGAAGGCGAAGAAGGCCAACGACGAGGTCAAGCAGGCGAAAGCGCAGCTCACCCCAGATGAGATGAGCAAGCTCATCGAGATCATCGCCGCGATCACCAACAAGAACGTCGGTATCCACCAGGTCGCGGACAAGACCGGCCTGGGTGAGGACGAGATCATCGAGGTCGGCAACAAGTCGAAGACTCGCCTGCATCAGCTCCTGGGCGGTAAGGCTGCCCGGTTCCTCTCCGACCTGATCAAGGCGAACAAGGGTCAGGCGTACGAGAACGGCGGCATTCGGGCGGGCCTGTACGCCACCCAGGGCGGCATCGTGCGCTTCGCGGAGCCCTCCACTCGAGGCGAGGCCTACATCCCCCTCGGGCAGAACAAGCGGGGCTCCGCCACAAGGGTCCTCGGCGACGTCGCCAGCAGGTTCGGTCTCGGCCTCACGGACGGGCAGGCCGGCCGGGTCGTCGTCATCCGTGAGCAGGGCCCCCTTGTTGGCGAGTCCCACTTCCACATCGGCGACCGCCAGTCCGACCGGGACCTGGCCCGCACGATCGAAACACGGCAGGGATACCAGCTGCGGCGCCTCGCCCGCGGAGGAGTGGGGGCACGCGGATGAGTACACCTGTGGAGCTGATCGACGGCCAGCACGAGCTAGCCGGCGTCCTCATCGGCAAGGGCACGCCCGTGGTCATCGCGGCGATCGAAGGGCTCGGGCGGGCGCCGCAGCGCACCGCGGACGTGGAGCCGCCGGGCGAGGACGGGCTGTGGCTGGGCCCCGACTATTTTGCCGGGCGGACGATTCGGATCGACGCCGGCATCAAGGTTCCGGGCGATGAGGCCGGTGCGCTCGCCGTTCACGCCGAGCTCCAGGACGCCGCCGACGACGAGGCCGTCCGGCTTGCCGGTGGCGCCACCACCGACCTCCGCCTGAAGTTCCCCGGCCGCCCGGCCCGGATCGTCCGCGGCCGTATCCGCACCCTGGACGCCGACCTCACCAAGGCCATCCACGGCTGGATCCCCCTGGACATCGAGTTCACCGGCCAGGACAGCCTGTTCTACGACGAGCAGCAGACCACGTCCATGCCCCTCGGCGGCCTCACCCAGGGCGGCCTGACGTTCCCCTTGGTGTTCCCGTTCACGATCGAGTACACGGCGGGCGCGGTGGGCCGGCCCGGGTTCATTGACACCGCGGGCACGGCGCCGACATGGCCGGTGCTGCGGATCACCGGGCCGTGCGCCAACCCCACGATCAAGCATGTCGGGACGGGCAGGACGCTGACCGTGCAGGGCTCTCTCCTCGCGGGGGAGTGGGTGGAGATCGACACCCGGCCCGGCTGGCGGACCGTCCTCCGCAACAACGGCGGCGGCATGCCCCTCACGGCGCAGTCCCGCATCGACCAGTTCCGTCTCGACCCGGGCCTGAACGAAATCCACTGGAACGCGACCGACCCCACCCTGACCAGCTCTCTCGCCGTCACCTGGTGGCCGGCGTACAAGGCCCTGTGAGGCACTGATGGCACTCGTACCTGTCCCCATCGCGACGCTCGGGGCGGAGCACTCCGCGCAGCAGTTCCGCATGATGATCAAAGACCTGGCGCGGGACAACCAGGGCGTCACCACCGGCAGCGACCTCAAGGTGACGGCCCTGTCGACGCCCGGCGCGGGCGTGCAGATCGGTGACGGGTCCGCGGTCATCGCCGGGAAGGTCAGCCCCGTTCAGGGCTACTACAACGCCTACAACATCGGCGCCGACACCGTAGATATATCCGCGACGGGCGGCACGGGCCGCTCCGACATGCTGGTGCTGCGGGTCGAGGACCCCGAGTACGAGGGCACCCGCGACCCGGCGGTGGACCCGATCGTGTTCTTCGAGGTCATCCCCAACGTGTCCTCCAGCGCGACCACGGTCCCGGCCGGCTACTCGGCGATCCCGCTGGCCCGGATCGACATCCCGGCTTCCACGGCCACCATCACCAACACCATGATCAAGGATCTGCGGAAGGTCGCCAACCCGCGCCGTGAACGCTCCCTGTACCAGCACTTCTATTCCGGAAGCCTCGTCGAACTCACCGGAACAAGCACCACGTGGAAGGATTTCCCAACCACCGCGAACTGGCAGATTGCCGTACCCGCGTGGGCTGGCCGTGTGAAAGTCGTCTTCACCGTGGCAGGACTACGTCTCACCAACGCCAATGTCGTCGGCGGTCTGACCTTCACCTTTGGGGCCAAGCAAGCCGCGCAGGACGTCCACATCGACGACAACCAGAACGCCGGAGTGCGACGTATCACGCTCGTAAACGCGGACACCATGTCTCTCACAGACACTCTGGGCGCGGCAATGCGCGGCACCAACATCATCCTGAAGTCGCGGATGCGGACCGCGTCCAACAATCAGGGCAACATCGGCGTCGACATCGCAACGACGTTCATCGCAGACGTCGAATTCGAAGAAGCCGCGCTCTGATGAGCCACTGGCGGTTCTGGACACAGCACGCTCTGACCGGCGTGCAGCTCCACCCTGCCCTGCCCCTCGCGAAAGCCGAGTTCGGCAACGAGTTGAACGGCCCCGGGGAGCTGCGCGGCACGCTCTCCCCGCGGTTCGTGAAAGCCAACGTGGCCTCGCTCATACCCGGCAAGGCGGTCATCTACGCGGAGGCTGACGGGTACCTCCGATGGGGTGGCCTGATCTGGGACATCACCGCGCAGGACGGCGAGTGCCAGATTGAGGCGGCCGGCTGGTCGTCGTATCTGACGAAGCGCCACGACACCCACGGCGAGCTCAAGGCCCGTGGCCCTTACGTGTACACGGACCCGTGCAAAATCATCCGCGACGTGTGGGCGTATGCGCAGGAGCAGCCCGACGGCAACCTCGGCGTCGTTGTCGACTCGACCACTTCGCAGATCACGGTGGGCACGCCCGCGGAGCTGTGGCACTCGTACTGGTACGAGAACCCGAATCTCGGCGACCACCTGGACGATCTGGTGTCGGAGGAGGGCGCTCCGCAGTACACGAACACCTGCCGATACCTCACGAACGGCCTGGTGGAGAAGCGTCTGAAGCTGGGTTACCCGCGGCTGGGGGCCCGCCGCACCGACATCAGCTTCCGGACGGGCGTGAACATCATCGACGCCCCGCCCGTCACCTACAGCGGCGACGACTTCGCCAACGTCATCATCGCGACCGGCTCCGGGGAAGGCACCGCCACCAAGCGGGCAGAAGCCCCCTCCCGCGACGGAGGCCTGCGCATGGAGTCCCTCCTGGCCCTGCCTACCGTCAACGGCACCGATGTTCTGGGGAAGCGCGCGGCCGCAGAGCTGAAACGCCGCAAGGTCATGGGCCAGGTCGAATCCATCACCGTCCGACACCACCCCAACGCACCCCTGGGGTCGTGGCAGATCGGCGACGACGTCCACGTCACCGTCAACAACCAATGGACCAGATGGTCGGGCTGGGCGCGGATCCTGTCCGACTCCTACCGGCCTACCGAAAGCCCAGATCAGGCGGTGCTCACCCTGAAGCGCGCCGATTCCTTCCACTATGGCCCCGCGGAGGCGTAACGATGGCCCGAGACTTCGCAACGGAACTCGCCCGACTCGACCAGCGCATCAAGAACATCGAGAAGGGGCAGCGGTACGCACACGGCGGCAGCATCGAGAACAACGCCCTCCAGGTGAGGGACGGCGACGGCAGCCTCCGCGCGATCCTCGGCGTGCAGAGCGACGGCACGACCGCCGTGAACATCGTCAACGGGCCCCCGCCACCCGTGCCGGCCGCGCCGATCCTCGGCTCCGTCCTCGGCGGGATCACCGTCTCCTGGAACGGGACTTTCGCCGATGGCGCGGTGCCGCCGCTGGACTGGCAGCGCGTCGAAGTCCACGCCTCCACCGAGGACGGCTTTATCGCCAGCCTGGAGACGCTGAAGAGCACGTTCGAGACTCCGCAGGGCGGCACGGTCGTCGTCGCCTGTGACGAGCCCGTGTATGTGCGGCTGATCGCCCGGAACACCTCCGGGACCGCCTCGGAGCCGACGGCGCAGGCGGGGCCGCTCGGCCCGTCGCCGGTCGTCGCCACGGACATCCTCGACGGCATCGTCACTACCGTGAAGCTCGCCGATGATGCGGTCACGCAGGCGAAGGTCGCCGCCGGCGCCATCGGCACCACCGAGATCACCGACAATGCGATCACCACCCCGAAGATCGTGACAGGGGCTGTACAGACGGCTCAGATCGACGCCGGAGCGGTGAACACCGACAAGCTCGCGGCAGGGTCGGTGACCACCCTGAAGCTGGCCGCCCTCGCAGTAACGGCAGACGTTCTCGCCGCGAACGCCGTCACCGCAGGGAAGATCGCCGCCGGGGCCGTCACCACCAACGCCCTCACCGTTGGCATCGCCCAGTCCATCGGGCAGAAGCTCACCGACTCCATGGCCGATGCCACCGCGTGGCAGCAGGTCGCGGACTCGGGCACGTGGCAGGTCCTCACCGGCGTCACCGACGCGGGCACCGGCGGCACCGTCTTCGAGGTGACCGGCCGCACCGCCCTGGAGCACCGGCAGAACATCCCCTTCGACCCGGATGCCCTCTACAAGGTCACGGTCCGGGTGCGCACCACGGTCGCCCCGACCACCGGAACGCCCACCGTCTACCTGGGCCTGGCAGGTATCGCCGCGGACGGCACGACGCGCGTCAATGTCACAGGCGCGAACGACGTGGCGCTTCAGCACTACGTGGTGGCCAGCAACCAGACGATCGCCGTAGGCACCGCATGGACGACGATCACCGGCTACCTCCGAGGCCACGCCGCGGTAGGCGTGAACGGCACGAACACGCCGCGTCCCGACCCGAAGACGCCGGGCCTGGCCCACGCCGGCGTCCGCTACATCCGGCCCCTGATCCGTCTGCTGTACGGGTCGACAGCGGGCGGCGTGCAGCAGGTCGACCTGGTGGCCGTGGAGACCGTCCCCACCGGCGTCGTCAACTCCGTGAACATCGCCGACGGGGCCATCACAGCCGTCAAGCTCGACGCGGACGCCATCACCGGTAAGACCATCACCGGCGGTGAGATCAACGGATCCACCATCACCGGCGCCCTCATCCAGACCGAGGCGACCGGCGAACGGATCACCCTCAACGAGGCCGACGCCAACAAGGTCCTCGTCTACAACGACGACAACGTCGCAATCAACGAACTGTCCGCCCGGGGACTCCTCGTACAGGGCACCAGCGGCGCCGTGATGTGGCTCGCCCCCAACCTCACCTACCCGGCGCTCCTCCTGTACAACGCGGCCGGCACAAAGGCAGCGAACGTCGCCGTCTCGGAGCCGGTAACCGGGGACGCCAACCTGGAGATGGTCTCCGGCCCGTTCTCCGCCAACGGCTACAACCAGATGGTGTGGCGTTCCGTCCTGGCCCGCGACGCGGCAGTCATCGAACGTCTCGCCGCAGACGCCACCCCGTCCGCCCGCCGCATCGGCGGACGGATCTTCATGAACGGAGCCTTGGCCAACTTCGGCTACGTCAACGAAGACACGCCCGCCGAAACCACCACCTTCATCGCGGAGCCGAACCTGGCGACCGTCGGCAATGGCCGCCTGGCCGTCTCCGCACCCGCCAGCTCCTTCAGCGCCCTGTACGTGGAAGCTGGGGTTGCCCACACCGGCTACCTGTTGCGCCTCTTCCGGGACTCAGCGAACCGGTTCACCGTCGACAAGGACGGCAACACCACCGTCTCCGGAATGCTGACGACCGGAAATCAGGCCGTTGGCCGCGTCACCATCACACCATCAGCGGCGAATACGCCCACCAGTACCACCGTCACCTACGCCCAACTCAAGGGCACGACCTTCGACGGGTTCGCCTGCTCAGCCACCACAGTCCCCGGAACTCGCGTCACCGGAGTTTCCATGTCTGCCGTGTCCGCAACGTCAGCGGTCGTATGGATGACCCGAACCGACACCAACGCCACGAGCGTCAGCTGGCAAGTCATAGGGAGATAACTCAAATGAACGAAGAACCCACCCCCGTCATGCTCGTAGCAACCTGCCGCACCAGCGGATGCTCCATCGAAGGGCTGTCGATCACAGCACCCTACTACCCGAACGCCACCGAACCGACCTACCGGGCAGTCTGTGGTGAATGCATGCAGACCATAACCGACCTCTCACCCATCCCCGACGATGACGAGGGGAACGAATGACGGGCTAGCCCTCTACTCTGAGATCAACCGGGTGACCCTCCATCCACACGCTCCACCCCCGAGGGACGGCCGCACCACAGCGGCCCGCCACACTGCAAACCTGGGCGCGGGGAGTTCAGGAGTACGGGCGATGCCCGATCCGAAGCGGCAAGACGATCAGACGGCCGCCCGTAAGCAGGACGACTCTGCTCCCACCGCCACACCCGCCGTCGCACCGGCGCCCGCCCCGGTAGAAGCCAGCGACCACAGCGGCAGGCTCGAGCCGTACCCGGGCCCGGAGTTCTTCCACGGCGGCCGCTACAGCCCCGTCATCGCCGCAGCCGGCGCCCGCCTCACCCGCGAAGGCCACAACCCGGCAGGCAAGACCCTCGGACCGGACTGGACGACCGCACACCGCGACGCCTGGAAGTCGTTCCAGCAGGAACTGCGGCCCAAGAGCGGCGGCGACACCAGCGGCATCCCGGACGAGACCGCATGGAACCGCCTCCACGTCCCGCGCGTCAGTCCCCTTCCCAAGGAGTCCTGAATGGCCACACCCATGTCCGCCGACGCATTCATAAGGGCGCTCAAGGCCGAAGGCCTCACCGTCGTCGAAATCGGCAACTGGCGCAACCACAACCGCAACAGCAAGGGCCCCTGGGGCCCTGTCCACGGCGTGACGATCCACCACACCGTCACCAAGGGCAGCGCCCGGACCGTCGACCTCTGCCGCAGAGGACACAGCGCCCTACCCGGCCCGCTGTGCCACGGCGTCATCACCAAGGACGGCAAGGTCCACCTCGTCGGCTACGGCCGAGCGAACCACGCAGGACTGGGCGATCCCGACGTACTGCGCGCCGTCATCGATGAGAAGACACTCCCCGCCGACAACGAAGCGACCGTCGACGGCAACCGCCACTTCTACGGCTTCGAGTGCGAGAACCTCGGCGACGGCGACGATCCCTGGCCCGCCGCCCAACTCGAGGCGATCGAACGTGCGGCGGCCGCCGTCTGCCGCCACCACGGCTGGGACGAACGATCCGTCATCGGCCACCTTGAGTGGCAGCCCGGAAAAGTCGACCCGCGCGGCTTCACCATGACCTCCATGCGGCAGCGGATCAGCAGTCGCCTGGACAACGGCACGCCCACCACCAGGCCCCCGAAGCCTTCGGAGCCCAAGCCCTTGCCGAAGCCGACCAAGCCCGTCGTCGACCTGTCCAAGCTGGTTGCCGCCGCCCGCTCCGACCCCGCCGCCAAGGGCACCCCGGTCACGTACAGCGGCGTCCGCACCGTCGAAGCCGCCCTCGTAGACGCCGGACTCCTCTCCAAGAGCTACTCGGACGGTCACTTCGGCACCACGACCGTCACTGCGTACGCCGCCTGGCAGCGGTCCAAGGCTGGTGGCAGCTACCGCGGCAAGAACGCCGACGGCATCCCCGGCAGGGACTCCCTGACCCGCCTCGGCAACAAGTACGGCTTCACCGTCGTCGTCTGACCATCCCACCCCTGCTCACTAGGAGAGACCTGTGAAGACCACCACCCTGCTCGGGCGTGAGCCCGCAGTCTGGGCCGGCCTCGTCGCCGTCGCCGTCCAGTTCGTCGCCGCGTTCGTCATCGACGTCAACCAGGACACCCAGACCGCCGTGAACGTCACCGCGGCCGCACTCCTGGGCCTGCTGGTCGCGTTCAAGGTCGGTGACGGGCAGGTCGCCGCCCTCACCGGCTTCGCCCAGGCCGCCCTCGCCCTCGGCATGAACCTGGGCCTGGACTGGTCCGCCGACCGGCAGGCCGCGGTGATGGCCGCCGTCACCGTTATCGCGCAGGCCTTCGTCCGTACCCAGGTCACGGCCCCCGTAGCGCGCGAGAGCGTCAAGGTCGTCTCCGCAGTCCGAGAGGTCTGACCCCCGGATGCCCCCCTGCCGCGCGGCCCGGTGGCTCAGTGCGCATCTGGGCCGCCGCGGCAAGTTCCTGCTGATCCTCGGCGTCGGAAAGACCTGCTGGGGCGTCAGCTTCCTCGTAGCCCCACCAAGCCCAGCCGGCCTCGAACTCCTGACGAGCATCTGCGACCTCGAGCACTGGTCCTGGCTGTGGATCGTCTGCGGGATCGTCACGACCATGTCAGCGTTCATGAAGATCGGCCGTGACCGGCTCGGCTTCTGGACCGCGCTACTTCCCCCCACAGTGTGGGCACTCGCCTACGGGGCCGCAGTCATCAGCGGCCACTACTCACGCGGCGCCTATGTCGCTATCTGGTACCTGACCTCCCACGTGGGGGTCATTCTTTGGGCGTCCACGGTCCCCGAGCATTCGGTCCCCCCAGCTCCGCGGCGCGCCCAGAAAAGCGAGGGCGCATGAACGTGACCGAGTGGATCGGTCTCATCACGGCCGCAGGGAGCATCCTCGGCGGTGGCGGCTTCTTCGTGGCACGGGCCACGGTGAAGGCATCCCAGGCGACCGCTCGAGCGAATGAGGCCGTTGCCACGATCCAGGCGAATCCGCAGGCCAAGGCCCAGGACTTCGCTGTTCTTCAGGCGACGGTGCAGCGGGTCGACGAGGAGAACGGCAAGCTCCGCCTGCGGCAGTCCCGGCTGGAGACGCTGCTGCGGGCGTTCGCGTGGACGACGGACCGGTGGGCGCGGCAGATGCACCACGCCGGTATCGAACCCGAGCCCGCTCATCCTCTGGTCGATGAGTACAACCGAACTGGAGTCTGACCATGACCACGGTGACCGGGAAACTGATCGGGGCGGCGTCTCCGCAGCGGGTGGAGATGCGGGCAACGCTGGTCGACGTGACCGGGAAGCCCGCGGTCGGCTACGTCGCGGCCGCGCCGGGCCCGGGGGAGCTGGTCCGGCCGGTGGCCATCACGCCCGAGGAAGACGGGGCGTGGCAGGTGGACCTCACCCCGAACGCCGGTGTCGAGTCGGTGGTCGGGGACACACTGTGGGCGGTCCAGGAAGGGCGTGCTCTGGACGGCACCCCGATCATCACGCACGTCCTGGTCCCGGACACCGGCACCTGGTGGGTGGGGGACCTGCGCGTCGACCTGTCCGACACTCAGACCGGGCAGGGCACCGTCGTCTACGCCCCCGGACCCGCAGGCCCGCAAGGACCGGCCGGACCCGCAGGCGAGACAGGACCGCAAGGCGACCCGGGCCCCACGGGCGCCACCGGACTCCAGGGCGAGCAGGGCGATCCCGGCCCCCAGGGAGAGCCCGGCCCCAAGGGCGACACCGGAGACACCGGCCCCCAGGGACCGCAGGGAGACCCCGGCCCGAAGGGCGACCCGGGCGAGACCGGACCGGAAGGACCCGCGGGTCCTCAGCCGCCCCTCGGCGCCGCCGGCACCGGCCCCACCGTTGCGCTGCGCTCCGACGACCCCACCACCACCAACCCCCGCACCCCCACAGCCCACGCCGCATCGCACGCCACCGCAGGCAGCGACCCGATCACCCCGGCCAGCATCGGCGCCTACCCAGCCGCCGACGGCAACACCCTCAACACCTACGTCACCGACCTGCAAGTCCGTGTCGGCGGCGAGTTCGGCCTCGAGAACCGGGCCACAGCCGTGGAAGCCTCAGTCACGGAGGTGGAGACCTCCCTCGCCGGGAAAGCCGACAAGGCCGGCGCCACATTCACCGGGCCCGTCAACGTGGCTGGCGACAACCTCACCGTGGCCCGCGGCGACGGAGAGGGCGCCTACCGGTTCCGGGTCACCGGCGGCGGCATGGACCTCGAGGTCGCCGGCATGGACGTCATCGTCTCCACCTGGGCCAACCCGGACTTCACCGGCGCCCAGAACGCGATGATGCGCTGGGAGCCCGCGGGCCCGCACCTGATCGGCCGGGTGCAGGTCGGCACGAATCCGTACGACGTCGTGTTCGACCTGGATGCGGCGGGCGGGAAGCTGGGCTTCTTCGGGGTTGCGGCGGTGGCCCGGCCGGTGGTGTCGGGTTCGTGGGCGGACGGGACCGCGGCACAGAGTGTCCTGGCGGCTCTGGTCGCGCTCGGCCTGGTCACGGATACGACGACGGCCTGACTAGGGGGCGACGCGGCCGTTCGCGTTGAACGCCGCGTGCGTGAGGGGCATGAGCTTGGCCCACTCGGCTTCCATGGCCTCGCCGACCATCTCGATCTCCCGCTGCGGGTACGAGGGTGTGGCCGCGTCGGGGTGGGTGGTGCGCAGGCCGAGGAAGTGCATCAGCGACCGCGCGTTGCACGTCGCGTAGGCCGACGAGTACAGGCCCACCGGCAGTACCGACCGGGCCACCTCCCGGGCGATCCCCTCACAGAGGAGCCGCTGGTAGAAGGCGTACGCCTGCCGGTACGACGCCTTCATCGCCTTCCGCATCGCATAGTGCTGATCCGGGCTGCCCTCCACGAACCGGTACTGGCCCGGCTTGCCCTCCTGGACCAGCTTCCGGTCGTAGCCGGGGACGTAGAAGACGGGCTCCAGCTCCCGGTAGCGGCCTGATTCCTCGTTGTAGGACCAGCCGACGCGGTGCCGCATGAACTCCCGGAACACGAAGATCGGGGCGCTGATGAAAAACGTCATGCTAGTCGCCTCGAACGGGCTCCCATGACGATCTCGCATGAGGTAGTTGATGAGGCCCTTGGAGCGCTCGGGGTCGGTGCCGATCTGGTCGAGGGACTGCTCGCCGAGGGTGGAGACGCGGGCGGACCAGAGGACGTGCGCGTCCTCCGCGGTCGCCTTGACCAGCTGCACGGTGACGTCGCTGCGAAACGTGGGCTCAACCGGGGGCTGCTCGGGCATGGGAAGGGCTCCGATCACGGGGAAGGGCGGTACCCCCAGTGTCCCGGCGATGGTCGGCCGGTGTTCCCCCTGCACAGTCGTACGATTCCAGGGTGAACGTCACCGCTGAGAGACCCGCCCCGCCGGCCCCCGAGTGCGCACCGTCGTACGTCGGGCCTTGCGTGAAATGCCAGCACCCCACCCACCGGTACGGGCCCGGCGGGAACCCCCTGTGCGTGCTCTGCAAGAAGGAACTGGAGGCGTGGCGGGAGCAGCAGAAGAAGTAGGGGGAAGGCGGCGCCCGAGCCGGTCGTAGGCTCGCGGCGTGCTCCTCTCCGACAGAGACCTCCACGACGCGATATCCCGCGGCCAGCTCGGCGTCACCCCGTACGAGGAGGCGATGCTCCAGCCGGCCAGCATCGACGTCCGCCTCGACCGCACCTTCCGAGTGTTCGAGAACCACCGGGCGTCCCACATCGACCCCGCGGTCCAGCAGGACGACCTGACGCGCCTGGTCGAGGTCCCCGACGGCGAACCGTTCATCCTGCACCCCGACGAGTTCGTCCTCGCCTCCACCTACGAGCGGGTCCGGCTGCCCCGGTACCTGGCAGCCCGATTGGAGGGCAAGAGTTCGCTGGGGCGGCTGGGCCTGGCCACGCACTCCACGGCCGGGTTCATCGACCCCGGGTTCGAGGGCCACGTCACGCTGGAGCTGTCGAACCAGGCCACCCTGCCCCTGCTGCTGTGGCCGGGCATGAAGATCGGGCAGCTTGCGGTGATTCAGATGACCAGCCCGGCGGAGCACCCGTACGGGAGCGCGCTACGCGGCTCCCGGTATCAGGGCCAGCGCGGGCCGACCGCCTCCCGCTCCTGGCAGAACTTCCACCATACCGACCTGCCCAGATAGGGTCAGACGTGACGGGGCCCCGGCTGCTTTCCTCAGCCGGGGCCCCGTTCGCGCGGTGGTCAGTACTGACTCTCAGACCATCCAACGGCCTCAACGCCGGACGAGTAGCCACGTCCCGGCGTGACAACTCCTGTCGGCGCCCAACCGTCGTCGATGAACTTGCGGGCCACGTCGCCCGGCACCCAACGGTCGCCGCGCTCCGGGTCAGACATCCAACCGGCCAGATCATCGGCTGTCGCGAACACGGGGCTGACGGGCGAGCCTTCGCTCACGGTCTCCCAGAGCTGCCAGCCGTCGCCCTTCGGCGGGTCCGTGGGCTCCCACGCTTCGGCCTCGGCGCGCTGTCCCTCGTACTTCTCCATACTGCCGTGGCCCTTGCAGGTCGGGCACCGGGTCTCGACACCCTCGCGCTCGCAGCGGGCTTCGATCACCACGTGGGCGTTGATGCTGTCGTGTCCCATGCCGCGCAGTGACCACTCGTTGACCTCGGCGGCCGTCGGTGCGACCGACGGTTCCTTCGGCTGCCAGCCGTCCTCGCGGCTCCAGGTGTGAGTGAAGTCGCGAAGCCGGTCAGCGGCGACCAGCGCATCCACGTCCTCTTGGGAGAGGTGGTGGGACCACTGGCCGTTCCACAGGCTCGCCAGCCGCTGACCTTCGCGCACGATGGCGGCCTCGCCGCTGCCGTAGTAGTCCGGCGCCTGGGTGACGTTGCGCTCGGCGAACGCCCTCACGCCTGGGCTGTCGTGGCGCCACGGCGTCGACCCGGTGCTGGCCGGGTCGAACGGCAGGTAGCCGTACCAGAGGTCATACAAGTTCTGGGCCTGCGGCGAGTAGCCGTTCTTGCAGTCGGAGCAGTCGACTTCGTCGAAGCGGTCGGGCATCAGGAAGCCCTCCCAGACCTTGTTGAGCGGCCATTCGAAGTCGAGCGGTACGCGGCGGATCTCTCGTCCCATGGTCGGTGTCCTCACTTCTCGGTGACGCGTTGGCAGGCGGGGCAGGTGATGGGGCTGTCGTCGTCCAGGAAGTCCCCGGGTTCGGCGTTCCGGGCGCAGGCGGTGACGCGGTCGGCGTGGCCAGCCGCGTAGCCGACGGCGTGAGTGTGGCGGCCGCGCGGGAGTCGCACCCGCTCCGGCCAGCTCGTGGTCATGGTCGTGTCCTCACTTCTCGGTGGCGCCGCAGCGATTGCAGCGCGCGGGACCGGCAGTCGGGTAGTCGTGCTCCGGGTGGGTGGGCTCGTTGTCAGGGCGGCAGTGGTCGGTGATCTCGGGGTGGCTCTGCTTGCCACCACCCACGGGCGGCATGTAGGCGGTGTAGGCCATGATCGGTGTCCTCACTTCTCGGTGGCGCGGTCGGCGGCGTCGAGCTGGTCGGCCTCGTCGCGGAGGGCGGCGGCCTTCTCCAGCCACATCCGCTCGTCGTCGGTACGGGGGCCGGCCGTGACCGGAGGCACGCGGTTCTCCAGCTCGGCGGCACGGGTCCGGAGTTCGGTCGGAGTGCTCATGATGGCCTCACTTCTCGGCGACGCTGAGGGACAGGCGGTGCATGAGGGTCTGCGCGGAGCCGACGTCACCCTTCTCGATGAACCGCAGCGCGCGCAAGATCTCCCTTCGGATCTCCCGGTTCTCGCTCCGCAGGTCGCTGTTCGTTGCTTCCAGCGACGCGATCCGTGACTCCATCTCGCTCATGGTCGGTTCCCTCACTTCTCGGTGGCGCGGCACCCGAGGTCCTGGTCGACCACGCGGCGGTGTACGTCCCGTAGGGGCGACGTGGACTGGAAGAAGTCGCCGCGACGGTACTCCCGGACCTCCTCCCCAGCGCTGTCGGTGAGCCGCAGGTAGCTGATCGCCCCGTAGGCGCGGAACAGACGGACGGCGGACTCCTCAGCTTCCGCCTGCGAAGCGACCGGGCGGGCCGGGAGGTTGGGGGTGGGGTACTGCTGGTGGCGTCCGTCGCGGATGCCGCCGGTGATCGGGTGCAGGGTCAGCATGGTCGGTGTCCTCACTTCTCGTCGATGTTGCGGATGGCGGCCTGGGCCGCGCGGATCTCGTCGGCGCGCACGGTCTCGAAGTGCCACCACCGGCCGCCCTCCCACTGCTCAACCCGCGCAGTGTCGGCGGGGCTTTCCTCACCGAGGGAGGCACGAACCAGCGCGTACGCCTTGGCCTCGCTGGTGTGGTCCGACTCGGCACGCACGTCCGGACCCGTCACGATCACACGCCACGGCTTACGGGGCTTGGTCGGCATCCTCTGTCCCCTTTCTCGTCTGTCGCTTCGGGTGCTTCTCGCGCCACTCGTCTACGCCGTGCTCTGGCCAGAGGGACGTCCGCCCAACCTTCTTGGGCTTCGGGAAATCCGGTGAGCGGTTGGCCAGGTTGTACAGGCTCTGGCGGTTGATGCCGAGCCGTTCTGCTGCTTCGTCGGAGGTCAGGTAGCCGGTCAGGTCCATGGGTTCAGCGTAGGCGGGGCGGAGTAGCTTGACTACTGCTACGCTTAGAGTATCTCAACTACTCCAATGTGTCTGCACTCCGGAAGGACGGGCATGAGGACACTGCACGAACGGATGGCCGGCAGCCTGCTGGACCAGATGCTCTACAGCCCAAGCGCCGCGCAGGCTTTGGCTCAGACCCGCCAGGATCTGCGCGGTGACCGGATACCCGCCGCATACAGGGATCGCATCGGCCAGACGCTCCGCCGGGCTGCCTATTGGCCCCCGGTGCAGGCTGCGGCCTTCCTGCGCGTGCACACCGGCCTAATGTCGGGCGAATTCGCCGTATCGCTTCTGGAGGTAGGGGAGATACCGCTAGCCGACGCCGCACGAGAGACGAACGCCGAGCGGCTGAAACGACTGCACCCTGCCTTCTCCGCACGATTGAACGCCGACCAAGCCGGAGCGGATGCTGACGGGGAACTGTGCTGGACTCAGCCCATTCGGGCGCAGCGCTCAACTGGTTCGGCACCTACGCAAACCGATGACGGACGCAGTCGGGCCGAGATAGGCCCCTGCGAGATTCCTCCCGGTTGCGTCCCCTTGGAGGTTGGGGCGACCCTCCCCAGCCGGACCCTTCTACACCTGATCAAGCACGGCGGAGTGGCGCGCTGGCCGTACGAATCAACCGTCGTCGCCCTGCTGTGGAACGCCCAATCTGGAGGTGCTGCATGACGACGCCAGAGACGCAGCGGGCCTACGACTTCCAGCGTCGTAAGTTCCAGGACTGGTGTGAGAGCCGGAGCGAAAGCCCTAGGCCCTGCACGATGGAAGCGTTTTCCGCCTACATCGAGTACCTGATCAAGGTGCGCCGGATGTCCCCTAACACGGTGGATCTGGCTTGGTACGCAATACGAACCTGGCAGCCCCACGGGCATTGGTTCGACACCACGTTGACTCGGGAGATGTGTACCCGCTGGAAGATGGAGTGGGAGTCGTCGTCCACCCGGCGCACCCCGAAAAGCGTGCCGATCGACGAGGCTGGGCTGCGGGCCATGCTGTCCACCTGCCGTGACGATCCTGCTGGCCTGCGGGATGGCTGCCTTCTCACGTTGGCATGGGGCACGGCCAACCAGGCAGGGGAGCTGTCACGGTGCACGGCCGACGCCGTACACCTGATGCACGACGGCGTCCGGGTCCGGCTACCTGGAGCAGAGACCAGCGTCTTTGTGCGTGACAGCGGCGACCAGACGACCAGCGTGCTCAGGTTCACCGATGGCTGGCTGGGAACGCTGGCCGGCCTCGGCCAGGCCGAAGGACCCTTGTTCCGGCAGATCGACCGCTGGGGGAACATCGCCGCGAAGGCTCTGCTGCCCGGTGGCATCGACATTGTCGTGCGCAGCCGAGCCAAAGCAGCGGGCATGGAAGCTCCGGGGATCAGCTTCCGAAGTCTCCGCATGGGAAGAGTGACCCTTCGCGGGGCGTCCGACTTCACCGAGGACGACGTGTCGACCTTCGGCCGGTGGGAGCCGCCAGAGTTCGACGTCCTGTATCCGGCCCGCTAGCGTCCTGCGGCAGAATCGCTCCAGGAGAAGCGCATAACGTGTGTTCCGCGTGACGGGCGCTGCACTCAGTCGTTCCACGGTTGCCGATACGTGCAACAGGAGGCGCCGTGCCGCAGCAACAGAGGATGTCCCGGCTAACGCTTGATCTGGATCGCCAGCAGCATCGCAAGCTGAAGGCGTGGTCGCAGCAAGCAGCCGAGAACGTCGGACTCGTGGACGTTCCGATGGCAGTAGTCCTGCGCTGGCTTGTCGCGACGCTCACGATGGAACCGGACGATGACGAGTACAGCCTGCTGGCCAGGGAGATCCAACGCGCGGTGCTGGAGCATCTGCGTGACCCCGAGGCGCTTGCTCAGAATCGTTCCTGACGAAGAATCGAACACGTCGAACAGGTCCCTGAACAGGTGTCAAGGGAACCTCGGGCCCTCACCTACTACATAATTACTGTTATGTGGATCTCCCGTATGGGCGGGGGACCGAACCAACCAAGGGGCCATCCGTGGACGACCCGCTGCGCTTCCTGCAAGACCGACTGAACGACGACGAGACGTTCATGCGGGCCGCCATCCGACTCCGCGAGAGCGGAGCCATCGTCACCTCCACCGAAGCCACAGAGGGCGCCTTCGCTCTGGCGGAGGTCGTCCGGAACGACCCCGACACCGCCGCCGCTCTCACCCTCTTCACTGGCACAGGAACCCGAGCGCCAGGCGAAGCCGAACGCGTGCTTGTCGAGGTCGAGGCCAAGCGACGCATGCTGGCCCGGCACACCCCGCACTCCATGGGACAGTGCACAGAGTGCGAAGCACCGCACTGGGGTGTGCTGGTCTGCAATCACTGCCAACGGGCGTGGCCATGCCCCGACGTCCGTGACGTAGCCGCTTCATACACGGATCACCACGACTTTCCGACGGAGCTTCGGCCATGACCGAGCTCGTCCCGAGAGCGCGCGGCGGCCAACTCGCCGCGCGCACCCGCAGCGCCGCCGACGACTGGCCCTCCGAAGCCCTCGACTTCGCCACCGAGTTGGCTGGCCACTACCCGGCAGGCGACCCATACCCCGGTCTCGTAGGCGCCTGGATTGCCCGGCAGAAGACGAAGAACACCCGGCAGACGTACGTCCGCCAATACCGGGTGTGGGACACCTACGCCCGCGAGACCGGCACCCACCCGCTCCAAGCCCGCTTCCCCCTCGCCGAAGCGTTCTCCCGCCACCTCGAAACCGCACCCACCATGGTCCCCGTCAAGGGCGGCCACCGCGGGCAGAAGGCCCCCACCGGTCCGCCCCGCTCCGACGCCGCCCGCGCCAACCTGCTCTCCGCCTGCTCCAGCTTCCACAAGTACGCGGTCCGTGCCCTCGGAGACGGCATCGACCCCTTCGACCTCGTCGCCCGCCCCGAGTTGGACCAGGACGGCTCCGACACCCAAGGCAGCACCGAAGAAGAGTCCGCGCGCCTGCTCGCCGCGGCCTACGAGGACGGACCCCGCTCCTACGCCCTCCTGCTCGCCATCTACACCGTGGCGCTACGCCTCGACTCCGCCCTCGGCGCCCAAGCCGACGACCTCGGCTACGACAAGGGGCACCGCATTCTCAACGTCCGCCTGAAGGGTGGCCGCCGCAAACCGAAGGTCGTCCCACCGGCCACCGGGCACGCCATCGACGTCTACCTCGCGGGCCGCACCACGGGACCACTGTTCCAGACCCGCAACGGCAACCCACTGGACCCGGCCTACGTGTGGCGCCTCGTGCGGCGCCTAGCGGCCAAGGCGGGTATCGCCAACGCGGCCACCTTCCACCCGCACGTCCTCAAGCACGACGCCGTCACCCACGCCCTGGACGCGCCCGACGCCAAGCTCCACCACGTGCAGGACTTCGCCGACCACAAGGACCCGCGGACCACCCGACGCTACGACCGCCGGCGCGGCCGCCTCGACAACAGCCCCGGCTACCGCATCGCCGCCCGAATTGCCGAGCGTCTTCCGGGCGGGGACGAAGACTAGGCGGCGGCAGGGGTGCGTGTCGGGGTCTGCCCCCAGCGGATCTTCTCGGCCGCTTCTTCCTCGTCGACCAGGAGCCGGCCTTCGCCGTGGCAGTCGTCGCACTTGTCCCAGACGAGTTCGGGCTCGTCGTCGCCCTCGGTCGTAATGCGGATGTATTGCAGGTTCCCGTCCCCGTCGCATTCGTCGCACGTGAACTCGTACTCGCCCGCTACCAGCGTCATCGCGGCACCTCTCCCCGGTGTGTGGGTTGTGATCCTACTCAGCCGGGGGGCGTCTCCCAGTACCCGGTGTGGGCGATGGTGTCGGCGGTGACGGGTGGGGTGCGCTGTGCGAGGAGGGGGTGGAGGGCGGCGATCTGCCGGATGATCAGGTTGGGGTATCCGGAGTCGAGGGGGCCGCCGCCTTGGACGGTGATGAGGGTGTGGACTCCGTCGGCGGGCTTGATGCGGTGCGGCAGGTATTCGATCAGCGCGGCCACGGTCAGCGGCTCCAGGACGTGTTTCTTGCCGACGGCTTCGTACTCGTAGTCGGGGGCGCGGACTTCCCAGACGCCGGTGCCGAGGTCGTAGAGGTGGCGCATGTCGACGCGGGCGACCTCCGCCGGGCGCAGGCCCTCGAGGAGGAGGTAGGCGATGAGGCGGTCGCGGCGGTAGTGGCGGGCGCGGTCGGGTCCCCACATGCCGATGCAGATGAGGAGGACGTTGCGTTCCATGGGGGTGAGCCGGCGGGGGGTGCCGGCGTCGCGGTCGACGCCGGAGCGGAGCATGGTGAGGTCGGGGGCGAGGCGGATGGCGCCGCGGTCTTTGGCGGCTTCGTAGTACTGGGTGATGGCGGTGATCCGCCGGTCGTGGGTCAACGCGGCGGCGCGATGGTGTTCGGCGACGTGGGTGAGGGCGTCGGGCCCGTCGAAGGGCCGTCCGTCCAGGTGGTCGGTGAGGAGGGTGCCGGCCCAGGCGGCGATGTCCTCGATGCCGCACCGGTAGGGGTTGACCGGGGGACGCTGATCTTCGCACCAGGTGAGCCAGCGGGTGACCTCGCGCCGGTACTCGATGCGGCTGGAGGATCGCAGGTTGGTTGCGGTGTCCAGCCAGGTGTCGAGGAGTGCGCGGGGTTCCATGGGCCCTATTGTGCCCGCACCCCACACCAGATCAAGATCCTCAGTAAAACCTCGGGACCACCACCCACTAGGGGATGTCGCGTGGGCGAGGGGTGGGCTGGGTCCGCGCCGTACACCACGATGGGGCTGCTGGGTGGGGGTGTCCCGAGGTTTTACTGAAAGATCAGCATGGTGGTGGGAGGGCGGTCCGGGCGGGGTTCCGCAGGTCGTAGAGGCACCGTATGACGGAAGACCGGCCCGCGTTCCCCCCTGCCGGGGCGGCGTGTCCGTCAGTAGACGGGGGCGCCCCACACGTCGGGGGTGTCGCCGCAGCAGGCCGGGCACATGCACTTGCAGGAGTTCTCCCGACCGGTGCACGGTCCGGGCATGCCGGGCTCCCCGTCCTCGTGTGCCTGCCATCCGGGGCAGTACGGGCCGGGGTCGGTGCACTCGCTGATCGCCTGCTGATGCCGCTCACACCAGGTCCGCATCGCCGTGTCCAGGTGCACGTCGCCCCACGCCCCGCGGTACAGCTGGACGAACGGCGTCTCCCACGGGCACACGGCGGGGATACCGGGCAGGGGGCAGGCCGGCGGATCGGCGTACCCGTCGCGGAAGTCCGTGTACCAGGTACGCCCGTCGGGAGCCGTCCAGTCGATCCACCGCCGGGTCTCGTACCGGGACTGCGCGTTGAACCAGTGCTCCGCTCGCACGCCGCACTCGGTGCACTGCCAGCGCCGCGCGACGCTGTCCTGGCGGACCAGAGCCATCTGGTGCTGGCCGAAGAGGGCGGTCTGGTGGGTCACGGTCACGGGCTCCATTCTGCGGGTTCGTCAGAGGCGGTAGCCCCGCAAAGGGCTTCAAGGTTAGACTCCGTCTGCGCGATCTCTACGACTCGGCCACCACCCAACACAGGGCGGTGGCCTTCCTGCTGAGCGGAGGTCAGACGGCCGTCGACTTGCCGTACCAGTCGTCGGGCAGTGGAACGCCGTGCCAGTCTGCGGGGATCGGGGTGAGGGCGTCGGGCGAGGGCTTCCTCGCGCTCCAAAGGTCGGCGTGGGTGAGCCAGGTGTTGGTGATCGGGTTCCAGCCGTTGATGCGGATGCCGAGGACGAGGTGCGCGCCTGTCTGTCCGATCAGGTTGGTGAAGGTCACGCGTTCGCCAGCTTCGGCGTCCTTGCGGACACGGTGGGCTTCGGCGTAGGCCTCTTCTACGGTGGCGAACCTGGCGGGCTGGGAGAACCCGGCTCCAGTGATCAGAACTTCGTAGGGCTTGTCGGTGTTCGACATGGGATTCTCCCTAGGCGGCGGGTGCGAGGTCGGTACGTGCAAGGCGGCGTGCGGGGAGGTAGTCGCGTCCGAGTTCGCGGGCGATGAGCTGTGCGGCGCTACGGACCACGATGCCCTGTCCGGCGGGGGTCGTTGCCTCCGGCCGGTCGAGGACGAACGCCATCCGGTGGCAGGTGTAGGACACGACCTGGTCGACGTAGAAGGAGCGGGCGTCGCCGCGGAGGCGGCACATGGCGCGGACCTGGATGCGGCCGGCTTTGGTGGTGCGGATCTCGTACGGCTCGATGCTACGGATCGTCTCCTCGCCTTTCTCGTCGCGGTAGGTGATCGTGACGACGGTGGCGCGGTCGATGCTGCGGTAGAGGTCGGCGAGGGTCTTGCGGGTGGTCTGGTTCTTGGTGATGCGCATTCGGTGTCCCCTCGCCGTGTGGTGATGGTTCCACCATACCCACGAAGCTATTGCATGCACAATAGGTCTGCGGGTATGGTTGGTGTTGCTAGGAAACAGCGCACCTCAACCACCGCCATAGCCCTATGGCATCCGCAATACGAATGGAGGAAACTGGCGTGGTCAACGCCCCCACACGCCCGCCGGGTCATGCAGGATCACGGCGGCGTACACCGCCGAAAGGACCCCTCGTGGCCCGCACTCCCGCCGACCGTTCCACCACACGCCCGTCGCTGCGTGACGGACTCGCCGAAGTGTCGGCGTTCGTCGCCGGCACGCAGCGAGCCGACCTCGCTGCCTTCGTGGACGCGGCCCTGGCGCCGGGCGGTTGGGAGCAGCTCCGCGCCACTGACCCCTCCCGTGTGGAGGGCAGCCACAACCTGGCGATGAACATCCCGGAGAGCATCCGCGATCAGATCAAGGCTGCTGCGGCGGCTGATCCGGCGGCGACGACGCTGACGGCGAAGGTGAACGAGGGTCTGGCGGAGTACCTGGCCGGCCGGTTCAAGATGCCGCGCTGGGTCGACCGCCGCTCCGTTCAGCCGGAGGCCCGGGTGAACCTGAACGTGATGGCGTCCAAGCTGCTGTCGACGCAGGCGACGGAGAAGATCCGGCAGGAGACCCACGACCGGCGTGCGTCGTCGGCGCGGGTGGCTGCCGAGTATCTGATGTTCACGTACAAGCTGGGCCGGTATGCGCCGGGTGCTCGTGTGGCTCTGCCGCAGGGCGCGGAGCGTAATCCGGAGGTGCCTCGCCGGGTGCGGGATCTGATTCGTGAGCTGTCCGCGGCTTCGGGTGAGCGGGTGCACGACATCGTCAACGAGGGCTTTCAGAAGTTCTTGGACGGCGAGTTCGATCCGCAGCCGGTGGTGTGGAGTGCTGAGGATGCGGCGGACATGGTTCCGATGCGGATGCGTCCGAACGATGCTCTGCATGACCGGGTGAAGGAGGCCTGCAAGGGCCACCCGGTGTTGAACGCGAAGACGGGCCCGAACGTGCTGGCGATCGACTATCTGCTGGACCAGCTCGGGATCGAAGCCGACCGGGCCGAGTAGGCATCGGCCGGCGGGGCCGGTCTGGACGCCGACAACCAGACCCGCCCTCCGGTATCTCGTACAACCCCACATTGGAGACCTCACGTGGTTGCTACCACCGAGGCCCTCGCCAGCAGCACGGCGGAGGGCCCCACCTCGCACACCCAAAACCAGCCCACCAAGACCGGCGGCGCCCTCGCCATCCGCCCCGACCAGACCAACTGGACGCCCGAGCAGGCCGCCGTCCTCCGCCAATCCGGCATCAAGGACCAGGTGACCGCCGCCGAACTGTCCGGCTTCCTGCACCTGTGCCAGCGCACCGGCCTCGACCCGTTCTCCCGGCAGATCTACCTCATCGGCCGGTTCAGCAAGAAGGACGGCCGCGAGGTCTACACGCCGCAGACCGGCATCGACGGGTACCGCGTCATCGCCCAGCGCGTGACCGCGCAGACCGGCGGCACGTACGGCTACGAGGACACCGTGTGGTGCGACCCGTCCGGTCGGTGGCGTGACGTGTGGCTGGCCGACGAGCCGCCGGCGGCCGCAAAGGTGACCGTGGTCCGCAATGGGCAGCGTTTCTCCGCGGTCGCCACGTTCCGCGAGTACGTGCAGACGTTTCCGGACGGCAACCCCAAGGGCCTGTGGGCAAAGATGCCCGCCGGGCAGATCGCCAAGTGCGCCGAAGCGTTGGCGCTTCGGAAGGCGTTCCCGCACGACCTCGCCGGCGTCTACACGGCCGAGGAGATGGCGCAGGCGGACAACGCCGACCAGGAGCAGCCGCGTATGAGCGTTGTGCAGTCGACGCCGAACACGCCGCCGGTGCAGCGGGAGCGCCGCGACTACCTTGCCGAGGCCCAGGCCGCCAAGTCCGCCGACGCGGTCCGCGCCCTGTGGCAGGAGGCGAAGAACGCTGGTGCCCCGACGGAGTATCTCGACCAGATCACCGCCATCGGTCGCCAGGTCGCCTCCCGGGCCGAAGCCATGGCCGCCGCCGAGTCTGGCGACCCGGAGCCCTCCGACATCGACCCCGCCGCCGAGGCCGCGTACGACGGGCCCCGCAACGGCGGGATCGTGGAGGCCGAGGTTCTTGCTGAGGGTGGTGATGACGAGGTCCTGGACAGGCTGTATCTCCAGGCGATCGACATGCGCATGAACGCTGATGCGCTCACCCAGATTCGTGGTGAGGCGACGGTGAAGGAAGTCATCGACCTGTACGTGGAGGGCCCGCCGCCGGCAAGGGAGCAGATGCCGTTCCGTGAGCTGCTGGACCTGCTGGAGACGGCTGTGAAGCAGCAGAAGGCCGCACAGGGCGGCGACACGGAGAGGAGCGCCGCGTGATCGTCGACCTGTTCGCCGGTCCGCGGGGCTGGTCTGAGGGCCTGCGCCTGCTGGGGCTGACGGACATCGGTCTTGAGTGGGACCGGGCGGCGTGCCTGACCGCGCACGCCGCCGGGCACCCTGTCATCCAGACCGACGTCGCCGCCTACCCCACCTCCCCGTTCGTGGGTCGGATCAAGGGTCTGATCGCGTCACCGCCGTGCCAGGCGTGGTCCCGGGCGGGGAAGCGTGGGGGCCTGGCGGACCAGCCGCTGGTGCACCAGGCGGCCCACGACCTGGCGCACGGCCGGGACAGTCGGGCCGAACTCGTCGCCCAGTGCAAGGACGAACGGTCGTTGCTGGCCGCGGAGCCGATGCGCTGGCTGTACGACCTCCGCCCCGAGTGGGTGTGCATGGAGGAAGTCCCCGACGTTCTCCCGCTTTGGCGTCAGTACGCTCTGTACCTCCAGCAGTGGGGCTACAGCACGTGGGTGGGGGTCCTCAACTCTGCCGACTACGGCGTCCCGCAGACCCGCAAGCGGGCGATCCTCATCGCCTCCCGGGTTCGGCCGGTGACCGCGCCGGCGCCGACGCATGCGAAGGAGCCGGCGGACGACTTGTTCGGTGAGCGCCTGGAGCAGTGGGTGTCCATGGCGGAAGCGCTCGGATGGGTCGAGGGGCTGACCGTGAACACCCGCGGGGACCGGAAGACTGCTGGGGGGAACGAGTTTCCCGCCGACCGGCCGTCGTGGGCGCTCACTGAGAAGGCCCGTTCGTGGGTGCTCCACACGAATCGCGACCAGCGCGCCGACGGCAGCCGCCAGACCGCCGACCCGTACACCGCGCCGGCGCCCGCCTTCACCTCGAAGTCGGGTGGGCAGTGGGTGCTGCGCAACGGCAACCAGGAGCGGGCCGCGATACGCGGCATTGAGGAGCCCGCGCCGACCATGGCTTTCGGCAACAATTCGGCTCGAATTGAGTGGGTCCAGCAGCGCCCGGCCACCACGGTGTGCGCCACCAACCGGATCGCGCCGCCCGGCCACCGCAACCGCGACGCCGGCGGCGAGTCCCAGTTCGCCAGCCCCGACACCGTGCGCATCACCGTCGCCGAGGCCGCTGTCCTTCAGTCGTTCCGCCCGGACTACCCGTTCCAGGGCACGAAGACGAAGCAGTTCGAGCAGGTCGGCAACGCCGTTCCGCCGCTCTTGGCGGCGCACGTCGTCTCGGCCGCTACTGGCATCCCGGTCGGCGTGGCCTTGGAGGCCGCCGCATGATGGTCGACCTGTTCGCTGGCCCCGGCGGCTGGGATGTTGGGGCGACCCGGCTCGGCTTGGACGTGATCGGCATCGAACGCGATCATGCCGCCTGCGAGACCCGCCGCGCTGCGGGTCTGGCCACGGTGGAGGGCGATGTCCGGACATATGGGCCCGCCGACTTCCCGGACGCCACGGACCTCATCGGTTCCCCGCCCTGCCAGACGTTCTCGGTCAGCGGGAAGGGCCGCGGTCGGGCCGCCTTGGACACCATCCTCGACCTTGCGCGGCGGCTGGCGGCCCGGCAGGCCATCACCGAAGCGCTGGCCGGGTTCGATGATGAGCGGACCGGGCTGGTCCTGGAGCCACTGCGCTGGGCTCTGGCTGCGGTGGACGGTGGGCGCCCGTACCGGACGCTGCTCCTGGAGCAGGTGCCCACCGTTCTTTCGGTGTGGGAGGAGTTCGCTGAGCTCCTGCAACCGGAGGGCTACAGCGTCGCCACCGGTCGACTGTCCGCCGAGGAGTACGGCGTCCCCCAGACCCGTACTCGGGCGTTCCTCGTCGCCACACTGGACGGCACAGCCCGGCTTCCGGAGCCGACCCACCATCGCTACCGCAAGGGCGCCACCAACGTCCAAGAAGGCTTTGGACTGAAGCCATGGGTGTCGATGGCCGAGGCCATCGGATGGGGCATGACGCACCGGCCGGCCCTGACCGTGATGGTCGGGACTGCGGCAGGCGGTCCGGATCCCTCCTGCGTTGGTGGTTCCGGCGCCCGAGCCACCCTCTACGGCGAGCGCGATGCCGGTCGGTGGATCGACTGCAAGCGGCTTGTGCCTGCCGAAGAGTTGCCCGCCTACCGGGGCGGTCGGCGCGACACGATCCGCTTGTCTGTCCGGGACGCTGCCGTTCTCCAGTCCTTCCCGGCGGACCATCCGTTCCAGGGGAGTCGCACCAAGCAACTGGAACAGGTGGGGAATGCTGTCCCCTGTCTGCTGGCTCAGCACGTGATTGCTGCGGCCTTCGGTATTCCGGCGGTTGCTTCGGACGGCTCTACCGTCGCCGCCTGAACCACTTCGGGCCCGCGTTCTGCGGCCCTTTGGAGGCTCGTCCTCCCTGAAGTCCCCGCCTGGGGCATCCGAACCATCCCTCCCTTCCCGGCTATCGCCGAACGGAGCTCCGTCATGCCCGATTTCCTGTCTGAACCGCAGCGCTGGGTGATCCCGGTGATCCTCCTGGTTTCCGCTGTCGGCACGGTCCTGGCCTTGTGGTGGGAGCGGCGGAAGCCGTCGTCGTATCGGCGGAGGTGGGAGGCCGAGATGGCCGAGTGGCGGACCATGTCCGCGAAGGCGCAGGCCGCGCACGACGTGGCGGTCCTGGATGCCGCGGAGGCTGCGGAGAACGTCGCGGCCCGGTCGAACGCCCTGTACCGGCCCTGACCCGGGCCCTGGTTTCTGTCCATCCGTCTGGCACACCACCGAGGGAGGTGAGTGCAGTGCCAGCATGCTCGATACCTGCAAGACCTGTGGTTGCCGCGCTCGCCGCCCTCGGGGTGGCGGTGGGGGTGGTCCGGTTGGTGCGGTTGCGGCGCGCTCTGGATGCGGAGCGCGCCGCGCGTCGTCTGGCGGACGGTCTGCATCACCACGACATGTCGGTGATCGTCGACCGGTTGAACCGGCGGCTCGGTCCCGCGGTGTTGGCCGGCGCGGTTCTGTGCGAGGCCGACCAGGTTCTCGACTCTGTTCTTTCTGCCCATGACCCGGAAGGGGGTTCCCTGTGAGCCAGCCCGAGCGTTTGAGTGCTGCGGTCGCCCTGGCCGCGCTGTCGGATCATCCGTACTACCGGTATCGGGGGTGTGCCCCGGACCCCGACAACCCGCGTGTGGCGGCCGGCGACAACTCCGTGTCGGTGGACGCGTGGCAGGCCCCGGACGTGGACGGGGGCGAGGAGCGGGAGGTGCGGGAGGCGCGGGAGTCTGCCGCGGTCGACGTGTGCGTGGGCTGCCCGGTGATGGTGCAGTGCCTCGCCTACGGATCGAGCCTGACGCCGGAGGGGAAACTGCCGGAGCCGTTCGCGATCCTGGGCGGGCGGACGGCGCTGGAGCGGACGAAGGCTCTGGTGCAGGAGCGGCAGGCGGCGCCGGTGCCGGTGGCGGCTCCCGTGCCGGTGCCGGTGGAGCAACTGCGGACGGAGCAGAAGCTCGCGGTGCTGCGCGGCCTGGCCCGGCACGCGGACCCGGAGCTGGTGGCTGTGGCTGCGGGGCTGGGTGCGGGGCTGGAGGGGCTGCGGACGGCGAAGTGGCAGATAGCCCGGCTGAAGACGCAGCTGAGTTTGCCGAAGTCGGCGTCGCGTGCGGAGCTGCTGGACGCGGCGGTCGATCGGGGGCTGCTGGACCGCCAGGAGGTGGCGGCCGCGGAGGCTGCCGCTGGGCCGGGCGCCGCGGGTCCTGCCGAGTCCTCGCCGTTCCGGTCGGGCCGCCGCCGGGCCGGGCGCCGTGGCCGGCGGGTCGTGTCCGTCCCCGGGCAGCTCGCTTTCGACTTCGACGACCAGGCCGCCGGCGCCTCGGTCACCACCCTGTACCCCACCACCACGAGCCTGGAGACCGCCGCATGAGCAACACCCCTGCCACCACGCCCGCCTCGTCCGATGACGCTCAGGGCGTCCCGTTCGATGATGCGGGGTTCGAGGTGATGCGCGCGGACGCGGTACTGACCGGGCGGGCGATGTCGTCGGGCGAGTATCTGGCTGGTGTGCTGGCGGCTGCGGAGCTGGACACCGTGGGCTGTCCGGAGAAGTTGCCGCGGGACTTGTGGCCGGATCTGGATCCGGTGGTGTTGCAGGCGGTGTGGGAGCGGGCTGTGGTGGTGGGTTGGCGGGCGGCTCAGGTGGCGGGGGACGACCGTGCGCGGGGGGACCGGTTGCATGTTCTGCACAGCCGGTTGACGGAGGCGGGGTTCCATGCGATGGCGGGTTCGGTGGCGCGGTCGCGGCGTCTGGTGGCTCCGGAGCATCCGGCGGACGGCGAGGCGGAGCGCGGGCACTGACTGGCCGTCACTTGTGGTGTGACCAGTAGTACTAGAGACACGGGGGAAGGAAGGTGGGACAGGCGATGGGCGTAACCGGTAGCATGTGGTACACGTCAGACGGCCACTCAGTTTCGGTCGCTGGCCACAAGACAATAAGGAACGGCCCCGCTGCTTCCCTGGTGCTGGTAACACCAGGAGCGGGGCCGGGCCGACACTCAACTTCCACGAAGGTGCCGACGATGGCCAAGAGTACCCGGGGACTCGACCCCGTAGACAGGTCCACCCGAAGTTTGTGCGTATACGGCGTGAAGATCACACCGCCGACGCAGCCGGGCCCTGTCCCCACTACCCCCACAGTCGCATGACCGCCCCGGGCGGGACGACTCCCGTCCCCGAGGACATGGTCAGCGACATCTGCGAGGACTGCCTCGTGGGTGTACCCAGCGACTGGGTCAGGCTCGTGGACCGCGACGCGGAAGTCTGGTGGTCGACCGGGCGTTCCTACGACGGCGACAGCGTGCTCCTGCCTTCGGCAGGCGACATGCCGATGATGCTTCGCCGCGACGTGGAGCGGCTGCATGGCCCGCTTCTCGCCGAGGGCTACGGCTTGACGGAGGTCGAGCGATGAGCGACAGCCAGTTCGTCCACTCCCACACTCGCGGCCCCGCCGAGCGCGCCCTGCTCGGTGCGCTGGAGCCCTGGACCAACGAGCAGGGACACCGCGACCTCCAAGCTGCCGACTACATGCTCCGCGCCTACGCCCGGGAACTGGCGGACCGGATCCGCGACCACGACTACGACCCCGGAGAGGTCGGCCCGATTCACCTGGCTTACCAGGATGCGGCCGACCTGATCGACCCCGACAAGACGGAGCTGAGGTTCGAATGACGTAGCCACTGTCGGGCGGGAGATTCCTCGACCGCCCTGGCCGCTTCCCCGGTTTGGTGCGCCAACACCTACCCGGCCCTTGCGGCCCTCGTACCACGGATCAGCACGCCAATGCCGATCTAAGGCCCGCCGGGCGCCAACCCGAGCGAGCGACTTCCAGGTTCTCTCCGAACCACCTTCACCACCAGGCGGGCTTTCTCATGTCCGCAGGACGGCAGGTACATAGTGCCTCAGCGCACCCCTTCTTGTCAGCTTGGCGCTTCCTCGGCGCCCGTTTCGCGAGGAACATCCCCCCGCACGGACGACACCCAGTGCCCCGAAACCCGTCTCGCCGTGCCCACAACGCACCAGTGGCTGCACACCACCACCGGCCGCATCACCACCTGCGCCCACTCCTGGATGCAGGCCGTCCACTGGGTCCACGGCAGCGGCATCTACACCTCCCCCCACACCGACGGCCCCCGCGCCATGAACGACACCACCCTCGCCATCGCCCAGGAAATCTCCGCTCTCAAGGAGTGCCGCCCCGGCATCGCCTACCTCGCCCGCAAGACGAAGGTGTCCGAACGGTCCGTGAAGTACCACCTGCGCATGCTGCGGGAGGCCGGCCTCCTCGTGTACCGCAGCAAGGGCACCCGTGTCCGCGGCGAGGGCAACCAGGCGTCCGTGTACGAGCGCACCATCCCCACCGTCTTCGACACCGCCCTCGGTATCCGCACCACCGGTGAAGGGGTGCAACGCCGTCCCGTCGGCGCCGCCCCCGAGCACCGTCCCCTCCTCGGAAAGCTCGCCAAGAAGGCCGCCCGGAAGACCCGCCGCCGACCCCGCCGTACCCCCGTTTCGGGCCGTACCCGTTGCACCCCAATGCAGGTGGGTACTTCTGGCACTTCTTCTGCGGACCGCACTTACTCCCCCCCTGAGAGCAAGCTCGCAAGCGGGCCAAGCAAGTCCCCCACCCCGAAGAAGTCCAACCGCGGACCGCGAACCCTGAACAAGGTCGGCCGCCGCTACCAGTTCGGCAAGGAAGCCGTCACCACCATTCCGTGGCTGCACGGCGCTTCGGTCCCGAGGGTCTCCTGGGTGCTGAAGGACTTCTCAGACGCGGGCTGGACTGTCCGCGAAGTCCAGGCCGTCGCCGAATCCATTCCCATGCCCGCCCACGGCGTCCGCCGCCCCTCCGGGATGCTTGCCGACCGCCTCCGCGGCAAGGCAGGCATGACCGCCACGATGCGCGCCGGCTACGTGACCATGTGGGAAGAGTCCCGGGCCGCTGCCAAGGACCGTCACACCGGCTTCGATGACGCCCCCGTTGCTGGCCCCCGCAGCCTTGCTGCCCGCCGCGCCATCGACGAGGCGTTCGCCGCCATCCGGGAGCACCTGGCACCCGGCAATGCGCCGGTCGACGAGTCGCCGCTGGCGCTCGAAGACCTCACCAAGCAGCAGGTCGTCGACATGCGCGTGGACGCTATGAAGAACCCCAGCCTGATCTTCCTCGCGATCGAAATGCGCGGAGAGGTATACGCCCGCCGCCTGTACACGAACCGGCTCGTCGACCAGACCCTCGCTCTCGAAGCCATCAACGCCCGCCGCGACACCCTCGCCCCCGCCTTCTGAGGAGACCCGCCATGATCATTGCCGACGAGATCGCTGCCGCTGTTCGGACCCTCCAAAGCCACCACACCACTGCCGCTGACCTGGCCAGGCTGAGGGTCCCCGTGACCCGCTGGCTGGCCTCTTGGGAAGGCGTCGAACTCCGCGAGGACGCTGCACTGCCCGAAGACGCTCAACACGCCCTTGCCGTCGCCCGAGCGATCAACGGAGGTGCCCAGTGACCGAGCAGGGTTCCGGTGCTGATCTGGCCCGCATGGCGCTCGCCGCCGCCCGCGCCAACGCCAAAACCGCACCCGCGCCCGCGAAGAAGACCCGCCGTGGACCCCGACCCGTACGCGGCGAAGGACGCGACCCCCAAGGACTCGGCAACATCCTCGGACGCCTCCAAGCCGAACAAGGCTGGGACGCCGGCCTCAACGGCGGCAACCTCCTCGACCAGTGGGCCACCATCGCCCCCACCGAACTCGCGACCACCGTCCAAGCCGTCGCCTACGACCCCGACCGCGGCATCCTCGAACTCCGGCCGTCCTCCCCGGCCTACGCCACCCAGATACGGCTCTTCCAGCAGCAACTCGTCGCCCACCTCAACCGGCAGCTCGGCAAGCCCGCCGTCCGCAGCATCCGCGTCCTCGCCCCCGGCGGCGACCACCGGACCGCAGCCGACGCCCTCGACCCCGAGCAGGCCCCCGTACCGGCCGGGCCCGTGAAGACCCGCGACACCGCCCACCCCGGCTACCAACACACGCTCGCCCTCGCCCTCGAGCACCGCGGCACCCAACACCAGCGCATCGACCCCTACGAGATCGAAGCCCGCACCCGACAGGAAGCCGCCCTCCGCGCCGGCCGCCAACCCGAAACCGAGCACCGCGACGCCGTGTGGGAGACCGACCGACTCGAGGCCGCCCAGGTCGACGAACGGGAAGCCGTCCGCCAGGCCGCCATCGCCCGAGCCCGCCGCGAGAAGGCAGGCGGCAGTGGACCCCGCCGGCTCTTCGGCGCCGCCTGACTACTGGGCCCTCGGCTCCAGGAACATCGCCGTAACAGTCTTGACCGGAACGGCTGCCAACCGGGTCTCCTCCGCCTCAATCAGACGCACCGCTACCGCATGATGCGACTCGTCCGGCGACTCAGCATGGGCCTCACGGATTACCCGCAAAGCCATGCTGTACGACACACCCTTCAGCACGGCCAGCCGGACTGCGTCCTTGTTCCTACTCATCCCGTCCTCCTACGCAGGTTGCTGTGAACAACGAAGGTCCACGGCAGGGGGCAACACGCTGGCGGTTCCTGGTGCACCGTGGTCGCGATCACCCCGCACGATCGGAGCCGCCCATGGTCCTCACCCACACCCCCGCCTGGCACGCCGCCGAAGAAGCCGACGAACGCGCCTGGCTCGACCAATGGGCCCGCCTCCACAACGCACCCACCCTCCAACCCGAGCCCGTCGACATGCCGGTGCTCCTAACCACCGCCGGGAGCCCGCGATGACCGCCCCCACCCCCGTCCGGGCCGCCAAGCCGCGCATCACCTACCCGCGGCCCCCGCTCACCCGCGACCACCGCGCCCTGTTCCGTGAAGCCGCCTACCAGGACGGGCAGCCCTACGCCGACGAACTCCTCGAGGACGACGAGGACGAACCACTGAACTGATTGGAGAGCCCTCTGCGCGTATACCGCGGTATACCCTCCCGCCCCACGCGCCGGCGAACAGACCGTGATCGCAGGCCCAGACGAACAGCCCCGGCGTATACCGCGGTATACGCCCCGGGCCGACGGCACCGCCCGAAACCGGCCCAATCCCACACCCCACCCGGGCCATCTGAGAAGCTATGCCCCGTCCGAGTACCGGAGCGCCACGCCCCGGGAAGCACACGGAAACGGAGCACCCATGCCGTCCTCAGTCCTCGTCGTGTCCACCGACCCCCAAGGGTCAACCATCTGGTGGGCCGACCGCGTCGGCGACAACCTCCCCTTCGACTTCGCCGCCGCCCACGAAGACCCCGACAGCCTCGCCGACCTCAAAAACCTCGGCGCGCAAATCCACGTCATCGCCAACCAGAAGGGCGGCGTCGGTAAGACCACGACCGCCGTGAACCTGGCCGCCGTCACCCACGACGTCCTCGGCCAGAGCGACGACCGGCAGCACATCTTCATCGACACCCCCGGCAGCCTCGAGAACGAGCACATCCTCGCCGCCGCCCTCGACATCGCCGATGACGTCCTCGTCCCCATGCCTCCGGAGCCGCTCGCCTTCGACCCGACCGCCCGCACCATCGAACGGGTCATCGTCCCCCGCGGCCTGCCGTACACGGTCGTCATCAACGCCTGGGACCCCCGCGACGGCAAAGCCGACCTCGAGGACACCATCGCCTACATCGACGCGATGGGCTGGCCCCGGGCGAAGACCGTCATCCGCCGCTACAAGATCCACACTCGTGCGGCGTCCGAAGGCAAGGTCGTCACCCAGTACGCCGACAACGGCACCACCCTCCGGGCCCGCGAGGACTACTTCCGTCTCGCCCTGGAGCGCGGTTACGGAGGGCGCCGCTGATGGCCGGCAAGCGCGTCTCCCTCGCCTCGCTCGCCGGAAGCAAGGTAGAGGCCGTACCCGGGGCCAGCCGCCCCGACCTGATCCATGTACACCCGGACACCGTCGCCCCCACCCCCCTCAACCCGCGGCGGGCGTTCGACGACACCGAGCTCACCGAACTCGGCGAGGACATGCGCGGCGGGCAGCTCCAGCCGTGCGTCGCCGTGAACAAGGCCGCCTACCTCAAGCTGTACCCGGAGCACGCCGGCCAGCTGCCCGACAGTTGCCGGTACGTGATGGCCGCCGGCGAACGACGCTGGCGCGCAGCACGTCAGGTCGGCCTCGGCACCGTCGACCTGCTCCTGCGGCACGACCTCACCGAGTCCCGGATCCGGTTCCTTGCCGCGGTCCTGTCCGAGAACGTGCAGCGCGCCAACTTCAATCCCATCGAAGAAGCCGACGGCCTGCGCGCCATGCTTGAACTCCACGACGGGAACCAGGCCGCGGCCGCCCGCGCCATGGGCAAGTCCAAGGCGTGGTTCAACCAGCGGATCGGCCTGCTGCGGCTCTCCGATGAGATGGTGCAGCTCGTCCTCGAGGGGAAGCTGACCGCGTTCCGGGACATGCGCCGCTACGCCTCCCTGCCCGCCGCAGAGCAGTACGCCGCGTGGAAGGCAGACCAAGAGCAGCCCCAGGCACCGACACCGGTTCCGGTCACCCGCGCGCCGAAGACGACGGCCGCCGAGCCCGAGAAGACGCCCGACGCGTATACCGCGGTATACGCCGACCGGCCGGAAACGGCTCCGGCGCCTGCCCTCACGCCGGCGCCGACGCCTTCCCCACCTAGTGGGTCCGTCGACCCGACGCCGTCAGAAGAGAAGACAACTGCACCGACTTCCGTCCGACCGCCCGCGACGGAGGTGATCCCCGAACCGCGGTCCACGCCCGCCGAGGCCCGGTCCCCGCGGCCGATCGAGTGGGACAAGCCCGGCGCGGTCGCCATGCTCGTCGGGGCGAAGATGCCCGACGAGGACCTGTTCTTCGAACTGGTGGAGATCATCAACAGGATGGCCCGGGACCGCGCTCCGCAGCGGTTGCAAGAGCTGGCCCGGGGCCTGGTCGACGAGACTGCCGACACCGCCCACTGAACAGCCCGAGGGCCCCGCCTCCCCGTCCACCGACGGGAGGGCGGGGCCCCCTTTCTGCGTTCCGGACACGGCCCGACCTGCCGTCTTGAATCTGGGTCAGTTGCCCACTCTTGCCGGGGTTTCTGCGTCACTCACACGAGTGATCTCCCCCAGACCGGACTTCCATGGTGCATATATCTGCGGGTTGGGTGGAACCCGCCACCACACCGATCCGGTTGGTGGCCGCACGGCCGGGAGCGGCCGCGTGGATCGCAGCCCACCGGCCGTATCCCGGCCACCGCGGCAGAACCCGCGCCACTCCCGGCCACCCCCACACCCCACCGGCCGCAACTGAGACGGCCAGGGGCAGCAAGGGGCTCCCCCGCAAAGGGCTTCCGCACTAGACTGACGTCTACCGGACGGGCCTGCGCCCGTGAGGTCTCGGCCCCCACTGGAAGCCGGGCGGTGTGTTGTCGGCAACTCCGCACCCCCACCGCAGCCAGTGCGGGGCATTTTTCATGCAACCCGCAAGTAGTCACCGGGTGTTGGGATTCGGCCTACAGCACGTCACACTTTGGCCAGAACACGCGTCATTACCTGCTCAATACTCAGACGTGTCTACCCCACCTACCGTACAAAGTGACACAGTAAGCACCCGCACACCGGACTGGCAGTCGGCGTGCAACCTACAGGGCCCGGTACTGCGAATACCAGGCTGTACGAGGACCTTCCCGAATCTGCCGGAGGAGCGGAGACGCCCCATGTCCGCAGAACCCGCCCACACCGGACCCGACCCCGGCGACGGCTGCACCGCCACCGTGTTCGCGTTCCGGCGCCCCCGCCGTACCCGCCGCCACCAGGAGGCGGCCATGCCCGAACCGTCCGGCGACCTCACCCCCCAGCAGCGCCTCGCCGCCACCATCGAGAAAGCCTTCGCCGACCACCGAAGGACTCTCACCGACGAGGACACCGCCGAAGCGTTCCTGATCAGCCTCAGCCTGATGCGCCGCACCCTGGACGGCGCTCTCGCCCAGGGCCTCATCGACAAGCCGGCGCACGCCGACCTCGTCGGAATGCTCGATGGAATGGCCGCGGCACCAGGGCTCCTCGCCTGAACATCCGCATATGCCGGGGGTTTTGACAGTTACCGCCAGTCACCAAACTGCAACAACAGCAACCAACCGTTGATCCTTTGCCACACTCTGTTCAACACGCGACCAGTTCGTGGCACGATGGGGCGTCCGGAACACCCGGAGCAACAGCATCCGGCCACCCGCGCACGCCCCTGCCCCACACAGGCCCCGCATGCGCCCCCACGGGACGGCCAGCAACAGGGGACGGGGACACATGGGCCAAGACACCGCCACAGCCGCAGCAAAAGCCCTCCGCCTGCTCGACTCCCCCGAACTCCGACACCACCCCGCCAACGGACCCCAGGAACGCCGCAACCCCTCCACCACGGCCGGCGCACCACTGAACATCGGCCTCGTCGACTACCTCGCCGAGAAGGCCGGCGAAGTCATCGCGCTCACCCGCGAGATAGCCCCCGACGCCGGCCCCATGCCCGCCACCCGCGCCGACCTCTACGAGTGGTCGATCAACGCGACCGGCGACGCCGACCAGGCCCAGCAGGCACACCGCGAGCACCTCTTCGAAAAGCAGCGCCTCGAGCACGCCGTACGCCTCGGCGAGACCGACGAGGTCTGCAAGCAGCCGTGCCCCGGCTGCGGGTACTGGGGTCTCATGTGGGATTCGGCCGCACGCCGCGCCCGCTGCACCAACCGCCGCTGCACCACCCCCGAAGGCCTCTCCACCAGCTGGACATTGGCCCGGCTCGCCGCCCAGAAAATCGAGCGCACAGAAATCTGGCGCCGCAACGCAACCTAGACCCCCACCCGCCGGTCTAAGAACCACCACCACAACTGAACACGCACGACACCACCACCACACCGGATGCCTCGCCATCCACCCGTATCGGCTGCTGGAGCTGCGAACTGCGGCCGCTGATCTGGGAGGCCGCCACCATGGCCGCACTGCACCACAGCCCGCGCCCCGAGTCCATCGAGGACCTCGAGCAACCGGTCACGTACAACGAGGCGTCCGCACTCCTCGCCCGCACCGGGCATGACGCTCGCCCGGACACGATCCGCCGGTGGGTGAAAGAGGACGGAATCACAACGGTCAGCGTCCGTGGCCGCACCGGATCCGTAAAGTACGTCGACTGGTCCGACGTCCTCACCGCCCACTTCAAGCGGACCGCGGCCAAGCTCAGAGCGTCCTCCGACTGGCCCTGACTACCGCCGGCACAACCGAGACACAGAGCCCTGACCCGAACCGGGTCGGGGCTTTTCTCATGCCCACACCCGTAGACCTATTGCTAACGCCATGGAATATGGGCTACTTTGAATGGGCCGACAACGCCTAGCCCCTCAACCGGCAGGCGGAGTACCCCCCTTCAACACCCGGAGCCACCCATGGCCCTGATGACGCACGCCCCCGCACGCCTCGAAGCCAACTACCGGACCCTGAGCACCGACGACCAGGACCGCTTCGACCACGCCATGGAACTCGCCGACAACACCGCCGACAACGGCGAATACGTCGCCCTCATGCTCGCCGCCGCGTCCATCGCCGGCCTCCGCATCCCCTACGGCACCGAGATCCGCCGCTGCGGCTGCTCCTGCTGGTGCCCCACCATCTTCGACGCCGCCGACCCCGACGCCCACGTCATCGAACCCGGCGACGGCTACAACCTCGGCCGCCACCAGTGCCCCTGGTGCGCCGACCAGCACCGCGAAACCGCCTGACCCCCAAGACCGGGGCCGGCCACGCGTGAAGCCGACACCGCGCGGCCGGCCCCCAGCAGCCACCCTCCGCACCAGGGAGCCCCGCATGCACACCCTCACCCCCGCCATCCAGGCCGAAACCGCAGCCGACCTCAACAACCTCCCCCACGCCCGCATCACCGACCACGGCACCGAAGCCCACGTCTTCACCACCAGCCTCGACGACCTCACCACCTGGTGGTACGCCCTCGGCGGCCGCATCACCTGCCAGGACGCCCCCCACGGCTCCGGCGTCTGCATGTGGACCCTCCACACCCGCACCGACCCCGACAACCCGGCCTCCCCTCGCATCCGTGTCCACGCCCTGGCCCTCGACACGGACCAGCCCGACGCCGACCTCCCCACCCCCCACGCCGCCTGAAAGGGCCACACCATGACCATGCCGACCTTCACCACGGACGCCACCTCCGCCGACGACAACTCCTACAACGCCGGCTACTTCGACGGCGAACTCGACGCCATCAGCAAGCTCCCCGCCCGCCAGGCCCACGACCGTGCCTCCATGGCCGACCAGTACGACCGCCTCTGGGCCCAGGGCTACGCCGACGGCTACCTCCACCAGATCCAGGTCACCCACGCCCTCGCGCAGAACGAGCAGACAGCATGACCGCCCGCGACGAGATCCGGCGGTACGTCAGCCTCCTCAGCGACATGTGGACACCCCGAGAAACCACCGATGCCCGCGTGGAGCGCTTGTACAACGCGGTCCGCACCGAGGTACTCGGCGAAGCCCTGGACGAGCTGACCGCCGTCAAGAAGGAACTCGCCTTCATCGAGTCCCTGGTCTGCCAGTGCCAGCCGGAGCGGGAGCACGACGACTACCGCCTTCCCGCCGACCACCTGCACGCCGCCGACTGCATCGTGGCCGCCGCCCAACAGACCGCAGCCGGCCTCTAGCAGCCGCCCAGCACGAGCACCGGAGCACCACCCAGCCCCAACCCAGGACGGAGGCCCACGATGGCCACCAGAACACGCAACGCGAACAAGCAAACCGCGAAGAAGACAACCCCCCGGGCCCGCAAAACCACCACCAAAGCCCGCCCCAAAAACACTCCCGTCAACGCCACCACCATCGTCGACCTTCGCGAACCCCTCCCCGTCCGCCGCCGCGTGTTCGTCGGCCCCATGGGCGCCCAAGAACAAGCCGCCGCCCGCGCCGCCCTCGCCTCCGCAACCGCCCGCCTCCCCATCCCCGTCCGCACCTGGCACGGCCCCACCGCCCGACTCAACGACGGCACCGTCATCACCCACACCCCCGCCCACGCCACCACCGACCACACCCCCACCTTCCACGCCGCGATCCGCTGCCCCCACGGCGCCGCCCACGTCTACACCATCCACACCGCGCAGGAACTCCACCGCGCCCGGCAGATCACCGCCCTCTGCGACCAGCGCACCGACACCGCCCCCACGCCGGCCGCACCGAACCCCGCGGTACGCGCCCTCGGAGACGCCCTCACCCGCGCCCGGTCCGCCGCAGCCGACACCCAGCCCCTGTCTCACGCCGAGATAGCCGCCGTCCTCACCGCCCGCGCCGACCAGGACCAGCCCAAGGAGCACCCGCAGCCGTGACCACGGACCTCACCGACACCCAGCGCGAACACCGCCGCAACCAGGCCCACACCGCCATTCAGAACGCCCTCGCCGCCTCCTGGACCGAATGGCGCCGCACCGGTCGCAAGCCCGACTTCACCCTGGCCGCCGACCACGTCATGGACGCCCTCGGAGACCTCGCCGCCGAGATCCTCGCCGACGGCACCCTCTTCAAGGGCCTCAACATCGAGAACGGCGTCGTCACCCTGGAAACCGAACCCGCCCGCGAGATCCTCCTGACGCTCGTCGCCTCCATGCGGACCATGCTGAACAGCTACGGCGCACAGAACTACCTCGAGACCGAGATAGTCGCCAACGAGCCGTCCGTGGCTCTCGACCTCCAGGACGGACAGAACCCGGCCGACTCCTACACCGTCACCATCCAGCGCCGCCGCCGTCCCACCCCGCACGAGTTCCGGCAGCAGGCCGAAGCCCGCATCGCCGTGGCCCGCGAGGTCCTGGACGACTACGAGGGCACCGACTGGTCCCACACCGTCCCTGTCTCCCGCCTCCGGGCAGCCCTGGACGGAGACCGCGATGGCTGACACCCGAGACCAGCTCGAAGCCCTCTACGCGGCGCCCGCCGCCGACATCGGCCCCACCAGCCCCCGCAGCGAACTCCACACCGCAGCAGCCGAACTCCGCCGCCGCGACGGATACCTCGAAGGGCAACTCAGCCTCTGGCTCCTCGACACAGCCGAACTCCACGGCCCCGACGAAACCGGACACCACTGCTGGCGCGACCGCGACACCTGGCCCTGCTTCGACGTCCAGGCAGCACAACGCGTTGCCTTCGCCCTCGGTATCGGATACGGCCCCTGGACGCGGGAGCACCCCCATGGCTGACCAGGCCTACGTCACCGAACTCGCCGACGAACTCCACCACCGGCACCCCGACCTGGTCTCCGCCGAGAACGACCTCGCCGGCCACCGCCGCAGACTCGCCATCGTCGTCCGCTTCCTCCACAACGAAGCCATCGCCCACGACATCCGCCTCAACCTCGCCCGCGACCTCCACCTCCCCGAACCCACCCGATGAACGCCTACCTCGCCGCCTGCCACGGCAAAACCCCCTTCCCCAGCCGCAAAGCAGCCCGACGACGCGCCCGACAAATACGCGGCCAAGGCGGACCCCACTTCAAGCAATACCGCTGCACCTGGTGCGGCCACCTCCACCTCGGCAACCGCCCCGGCCACGCCACCCACCTCCGCACCACCCGAACCGGCCCCACACCCGTACAGGAGATCCCCCTGTGACCCTCACCGCCCCCGACCAGCGCTACATCCCCCGAGACCCCTGGAACACCGTCATCGGAGTCGACCCCTCCCTCACAGCCACCGGAATCGCCTCCAGCAACGGCTGGTGCACCGTCGTCGGCTGGACCGACAAGAAGCGCCCCATCACCGCCCTACCCCATCCCGAACGACGCGAGGCCCTCCAGCACGTCCGCACCCTCATCCTCGACACCATCGGCCGCCCCGACCTCGTCGTCATCGAACTCCCCGCCGTCTCCCGCAGCGGAGGCGGAGCCCACGAACGCGGATGGCTCTGGTGGGAGATCTACAACTACCTCAACGCCCGAGAGATCCCCGTCGGCCTCATGGCCCCCAACGCCCGCGCCCTCTACGCCACCGGCAAAGGCAACGCCCCCAAGGGCGCCGTCATCGACCAAATCAGCCGCCGCTTCCCCGACTGGACCACCGACGGCAACGACAACGCCGCCGACGCCGTCGCCCTCATGGCCGCCGGCCGCGACTGGCTCGGACACCCCATTACCGACCTCCCCAAAACCCACCGGGCCGCCCTCGACAAGGCGACCTGGCCGACCCTCCCCGGAGCCACCCGATGACCCCCACCACCACCCTCACCCGCCGCCCCACGACGAATGCCGCGCCCACCCCCACCCTCACCCCCGCCGACACCGGCGACTGGCGCGATGAAGCCGAATGCCGCCGCCACGACCCGGAACTCTGGTTCCCGGTCGGCGACAACGTCCACGCGCGCATGCAGGCTGCGGAAGCCAAGTCGATCTGTGCTGGCTGCCCGGTCCGGATCCGCTGCCTGTCGTGGGCGTTGGAGACGCGGCAGGACCAGGGCGTGTGGGGTGGACTGACTGAGAAGGAGCGTCTGGCCCTGCACAAGAGGCGGTCCGGGACGACGTTCGGCCGGACCAGGAACGTCGCTGACCACATCTACGCAACCAGGTTGGACGAGTTCCTGACGCTGCGGGCGCAGGGCCTGGACGGCCTGGAGTTGGCGTCGGCGTTGTCGACGAACGTGCAGACGGTGAACCGGGTCAACGACATGATCGCGGCGTCTGCGCGTGCTGCGGCGGAGGAGGTGCGGGCGGCATGAACCGTTTGAGCCCGGAGCAGCGTGGTGATCTCGCCGAGCGGATGCTGCCCGAAGCGGCGAACCTCGCCGTCCTCGTCCACGGTGACGGAGGACCCGAGGACGTCGCCCAGGTCCTGTCTGGTCTGACCGGGCCGGAGAAGGACGCCCTGATCGTCGTCCTCGCCGGCCTCGTCGACCCGGACCAACCGGTGGGAAAAGCACTGGGCTGGCTCGACCACGACGAGCACGGCTCCCTGACCGTCCCGTCGTGGTCCGAGGAGCGTTCGGTACGGGACCTTGCCCCCGAGCCGGACTGTGACCTGGACGAGGACTTCGTGGACCAGGTCGCGGTCGCCAAGTTCATGAAGGGCTTCCGGGTCACCGATCTGACGGATGCGGAGTTCCTGACGGCTGTGCAGCAGTGCGTGGCGAACGGGATGACGCTGTTCGACATCGATCATCTGCGCCGGTGGCCGCGGAAGACGACGGAGAACTGGGTTAACCGGCTGCGGAAGCAGTACCAGCGCAGTGGCCGTGCGTTCCCGGCGTTGAAGCAGCCGAGTCTGCGGACGTTCACGCCGGAGGAGGTGGTGGCGATCCGGGAGAAGGCTCTGGCCGGGGCGACGGACGTGGAGCTGGCGATGTCGTACAGCTCGAACAGGGAGACGATCCGGTCGATCGTGACGGGGAAGCGGTACGCGTCGTGTGGCGGCCCGATCCGGGCGGCACGGTCTGCGAAGAGCTTGAAGGCGTCGCGGGAGCACATGTGCGGCCACGCCGATACGTCCCTGGCGGGCGGCTACCAGGCGGGGAACGCGCGGTTGACGCCGCAGGAGCGTAGCCAGGTCCGTGAGCGGACTGTGGCTGGTGAGCCGGTCCGGCAGCTGGCCGGCGAGTACGGAGTGTCCACGAAGACCATCCGCCGGTACGCGGCGTAGAGAAGGAGAGCTGAAATGAGTGGCGAGACCGTGATCACCGTTGTTGGCAACGTCGTGGACGAGCAGGTGTCCCTGCGCTACACGCCGTCCGGGGCGGGGGTCTGCAAGTTCACCGTCGCTTCGACCCCGCGGACGTACAACCGGGACAAGCAGGCGTGGGAGGACGGCCAGACGCTGTACCTGCCGGTGTCGGTGTGGCGTCAGCAGGGAGAGAACTGCGGGGAGACGTTGACGCGTGGGATGCGGGTGGTGGTGCAGGGCCGGTTGTCGCAGCGGTCCTACGAGGACAAGCAGGGGGTCAAGCGGACGGTCTATGAGATGGAGGCGGACGAGGTGGCCGTTTCGCTCCGCAGCGCCACGGCGAAGGTGGAGAAGACCAGCTCGGGTGGTGGCGGGCAGGGGCGTCAGCAGTACGAGGAGACGAAGCGGAAGACGTCCCAGGAGGGTCGTGAGGATCCGTGGGCGTCGGGGGTGCCGGGTACGCAGGCCGCCGGCGCGTGGGCGGGTGGGGACGATAGCCCGCCGTTCTGAGCCGCGGTTGAGCGTGGAGGGGTCTGGTCTTCGGGCTGGGCCCCTTCTTCGTGTCCGGGAATCCCTGTAGAACTATGGCGTACGCCATGGAATATGGGTTAGAGTGGCAGGGCCGACAACACACCACCCGAACCACCAGGGGGCACTCCATGCCGACCTACCAGACCTGCCGCCGCCACCCCGAAGCCGGCCCTTTCCTCGCCGAGTGCTACGGCTGCAAGCGCGAACTCTTCGACATCCAGGCCCGCAACGAAGCCGAAGCCGCCCAACGCAGCACCGCCCGCCAGGCCCTCGCCCTGATCGGCACCCCCAACGCGGAGATCCTCACCACCGTCGCCACCGACACCACGCTGATCGTCGCCACCCGGCAGCCGAACGCCTACCTCGAGTACGGCGTGGACGTGTTCCGTCTCCCGACCACCGAGGAGACGGACCCCGAGCTGGCCGACGACTACCGGCTCAACCCCGGGCAGTGGCTCCTGGTCTGGCAGGCCGGTGACCACGACCGCACGGACGTGGACGGCATGGTGGACGACGCGCGGGCCTTCCTGCGGGAGATGGGCCTTGTCGACGAGTCGGTACTGGCAGAGGCGGCCTGACATGCACTGCGACTGCGACGCCACCCCCGAAGACAAGGCCGCCGGCATCCACGGCACGCCCTGCACCAGCCGCGACAGCGCACCCGACGACCCGTCCGACCACTACGGCCAGTAGACCAACCACAGGAAGGCGTCCCACATGACGTCCATGAGCGCATCCGAAAGGGCCGCCTCCCTCCGCGACGAGTACGCCCGGCTCGGCGAGAACGTCAACCATCTGTCCGACATCGACCTACTCAACCGAGAAGTAGAGCGCTGGGCGAACGAGTCCCGTCGTCACGAGAACGCCTACAACTCGCTGCTTCAGGACCAGGTCAAGCACGACCAGTCCGTGTACGCCGCAGCCCGGCGCGCCGCCGCCGAGGACCGAATCGCCTGGGCTGGCATGTACCTCGGCCACCTGGTTGCCCAGTCCGCGCACAGCATCAACGCCGTCATCCACCGTGCCGCCGAACTCCCCGACGGCCGGGTTCCTGTCGAGCAGGCACGCGAACTGAAGTCTGCTGCCGAGCGGGCCAAGTGGGCGATGTCCGGTCTGGTCGGTCACCGGCAGGGTCAGCTGGAAGAGGCCCGGCGGCAGAATCCGGAGATCAGCCTAGTGGAGAAGCAGCGGGAGGAAATTCTTCGGCTCCGCGGATTCATCACCGACCTCGGTCAGAGCTTCCACGCCGAACGTGGCGTCACGGGCCGCGGGCGCTGCGAGTGCTCCGGGTGCGAGCTGATCCGCGCCATGGACGACGTGCCCGCCGAGCAGACCATCACCTCCACGCTGTCCGCTGCAACAGCCGCTTAAGTTCCATCGGCGCAGCCCCCCACGCCCCCTACGGGGATTGCGCGGTCTCCCCCCGCCCCTTGTTCGGGCCGCCCGCACGATCGCAGCCGGCGGGCGGCCCCCCCCCATCCCAACCAGCCCGAGAAGGCCCCATGCCCGACAGCACCGTAACCGCCGCGAGACTCCAGGCCGTCCACGCCTGGCAGTCGTTCACCACCGACCGCAACCTGAAGGCCGTCGTCCCCGACTGGCGAACCCGCACCGCGGCCGACGGCAGGCCGGTCCTGTCGGCGGAAGTCGCCGGCCCCGGCGCCGCGCACGCCCTCCGCCTGTTCGCCGGGAACTACTACCTGGCCCTGCCTCAGTCGGGGGACCTGCGCCCGTTCTGGGACGTGGACGTGCCCGGTCGGACGGTTCTGGTGTGGCGGTCTGGCGGGGTGTGGGTGGAGCTGTGGCACCCCGACACCGTCACCAGCCTCCCCGCGGCCCCCGCCCAGCCTGTACGGCCCGTACAGGCCCGTGAGGGGCTGCTCTCCCGCGCTTCCGCACGCCTCCCCTACACCCGACGCGCCACCAAGGAGACCAGCCGATGACCAGCACCCAGACATGGCCGTTCGGCACCGATGCCGCCGAACACGACCCGCTCACCGCACTGCGCATCCCGGTCGTCACCAGCTTCAATCCGCAGTGGAAGTACGTCGCCGCCTACATCGACGTTGACGCCGGGCCGTACAGCTGGGGCAGCGCCGAACGGCCCACCGACGCCGAGGCCGCGATGCTCTCCAGCTTCATCGACGAGTACAAGCACCACTGGTTCAACGCGGGCTACAAGGCGAAGCTGCTGCGACGCCCGCTGGACGTCGACTCCGGCTGCAACACCACAGTCTTCATCAAGTACGGCACCGACGACTGGGGCTACCGGCTCTGCTCCTGGCAGTACGGGCCCACCTACGTCCCCTCCGGCCCTAAGGTGCGCGGCGGCGAGTACGAGTACGCCAAGCACCCCGGCCCGCTGTCGCTGGAGCAGGTCATGGACCTCCGCCACACGATCGTCGACGACGTCATGCAGCACTGGCTGGACTGGAAGGCCGCCTACCCGGAGGTCTTCCCGTGCGCCACCATCACGAAGGAGTCCGTCCGATGACCGACATCGCCGCCAGCGAGATGGTGCGCGCCGCCCGCCTGCTGGAAGCCACCGGCCGCGACGACGACGCCGTGAACCTCCTCGACAACGTGGCCGACGGAATCCGCACACCCGCCGCCGGAGAGCCGTCCGCCCTCCCGTCCCCGGCCGAGACCGCCCCCGCCGACGAGTCCCCGCACGCGTACATGGACGCCGTGCAGGACTCCGCAGCGTGGGCGTACGCCCTCACCAAGGCCGGGCAGACCGCCGAGGCCCTGGAGCACGTGGAGGCGATGGAGCGGCTGCTGGCCGTGTACCGGCGGGCGGTGGGCGCGTGACCGTCCTTCAGATGCTCCCCGACACTGAACTGTCCGTGCACGTAGAGCAGCAGTCCACCCCGACCGGTCTGGCCGCCGCCGTGTTCGACAGCAGCCGCCGCGAGTACCGGTACCTCCTCACCCGGATCTGGGACCCCACGGTGCCGCCGGTCGTGTACGTGATGCTGAACCCGTCCACGGCGGACGCGATGACGGACGATGCGACCATCCGGCGTTGCCGGTCCTTCGCCGTCCGGGAGGGCGCCGGCGGTCTGATCGTCGTGAACCTGTTCGCGCTGCGCTCCGCCGACCCCCGCGCCCTCACCCGACATCCCGAACCCGTCGGCCCCGTCAACGACGCGTTCATCCGCCGCACCGTCGCGGGCGCGCACCGGGTGATAGCCGCCTGGGGTGCTGCTGGCGTCCAAGGCGGCCGCGCGGATGCGGTGACGGGCATTCTGCGGGCCCGGGGCGTGACCGTGCACTGCCTGGGCCGTACGGCTACCGGGCAGCCGCGGCATCCGCTGTACCTGCCGTCTGCGGCTGTCCTCGAGGAGTACGGGGTGGCCGCATGACCGCTCCTGCACGACCGGGCCCGCACCTCTCGGGGAGCGGGCCCGCTCCTTCACCCCTGCACTTGTTCCCCCAGCATCTGGCCCTGCTCCGGCTTGCCGCGAACGGCCACGCCAGTCGAGAGATCGCTGAGCTGCTGTTCCTGTCTCCGCACACCGTCAACGACTACTGGCGGGAGGTGTACCGCCGGCTGGGAGCGAAGAACCGGGAGAACGCGGTTGCGATGGCCCTGGTGAGGGGTTTGATCCGGCCCGATGAGGTGGAGCTGCGGGCTCCGCGTCGGGCGTACGAGATGAAGCCGTCGAAGGAGGGATTGACGCCCCGTCGACACGCCTGAAAATCCGGGCATCTTAGACACCCGCACCGGCGGGAAAGACCGATCACGCCCCGGGAGGGCCCGTGCGTATACCCCCGCTCCTCGCCCAGGCCGTCCTCGTCGGCGGCATAGCCCTCGGTACCGCCTTCGGATGGCTCACCCTCACCGAATCCCGCGCCCTGTCACCGGGCGCGGTCATCGTCTGCACCCTGATCTCCGTCGCCCTCGCCCTGGTCGTGGAGACGGCCGTGCACCGTGCCCGCCGCGGCCGGCCCCGCCGCGCCCACGCCCGACCCCACCCCACCGAAAGGACCACCCCGTGACCGACCGCCCCACCTTCGAGGACCTGGACGCCGCACCAGACGACGGCCCGTGGTGCTGCAACGGCAACGCCGAGGACTGCGCCCTGTGCGTCGATCCGAACCCGAACTACCCGTTCATCTGCCCCGGGCACCAGCGGACCACGGCCAACGAACGGATCGTCGGCGAAGCCGCCGAAGCGGCCCGCGACCTGTACGCGGGCAGCGGCCTCGTGTTCAGCGCCCTCACGCTGCCGCCGTCCCAGATCGTCATCGACGGCGCCAACGGTTCGCTCGTCACCATCCACCTGGACGACGGACGGCTGGAGTACGGGCCTGGCTACACCCCGGACGAGGCAGCACGCCGGTTCTGGGACGCCGTCCGCAAGCACAGGCCGGAACTGAAGGAGCAGAGCTGATGCGCACGTGGTTGGAGGAGGCTTCCTCCTGGACCGTGGGCCTGGTCTTGGTCGTGATCGGGGCGGGTATCCCGGTCGCTTTGCCGTTCGCAGTGACCGCGGTCTGGCCCGGGATCGACGAGACCCTGCTCGTGGTGGGGAACCTCTTCACCGGGATGATCCTGGGGACTGCGGCGATGCTGGCGTTCATGTTCTGGCGTCTGGAGATCCGCCGGTGACCGCGGGTGGGTCGACGGCGCGTGAGGCCGCCCGGCTGCGTGCGGCGTCGACACCGTGGACAGGCGGCTCGAGGCGGCCGCGGTGCGGCAGGAGCAGGGGAGCATCGGCGAGCAGGAGACCGCGGAGCTCCTGACCGGATTACCGGCCGGGTGGACTGTCCTTCACGACTTGGCCGTGCCCGGCCGGCGCTTCAACCTCGATCACGTGCTGATCCCTCCTTCCGGTCTGGGGGTGATCGTGCTGGACTCGAAGAAGTGGCGGCGTTCGTGGGAGGGGCGTCCCTGTCCGACGACGTTGGTGCGGGGTCGGGTGCATTGTGGGTCGCAGGACCGGCACGAGCAGATCGTGAGGTTCGCCGGGTACGTGTCGGGGACTGCGGCTGTGCTGGGGGTGCCGGCCAGCATGGTGATGCCGGTGATCGTCGTCCACGGCTCCCCGGTCGCCGGGACGGGCCGTCTGGACGTGCCGGTGCCGGCGTGGGAACGCGTCGTGCACGTCCTCGGCGCGGACCAGCTGGTGGATGTGTTGGCGGGCATGCCGGGCGGGAGGGGCCCGGTACAGCCCGCCGCGGTCGCTCTGGCGGCCCGGGTACGGGAGACGCTTCCCCAGTACGGGAGTGCGGCGTAGACGGAGTGCCAGAGCGAAGGGCCCCACCCGAACGCGGGTGGGGCCCTTGCGGTGTTGGTCACGCTGCCAGGTGGAGGGGGACCTGGCGGCCGTCCTCGTCGAGGGTCAGGCCCTGGTGGGCCAGCTCGACAAGGTAAGCAGCCTCGCGCTCCTGCACCTTGGCCTGTGCGGCCAGCTTGGCGGCACGGAGGCGCTCGTCACGGAGGAGGAAGATCTGGTGGATTCCGCGTTCGATGCGGCGGCAGTTCCACTCGGCGAGGATCCAGTCGAACTCGTCGATGTCGTCGTACCACTCGGCGGTCATGATGCCGCCGCGGGAGAAGAGCCGGCCGATGTGCTGGCCGGTGGCGTCGTAGATGTTCCAGCCGCGGAGGGGGGCGAGGTGGTGGTAGTCGTTGGGGAGGTCGAGGACGTCGATGTCCTCGGTGTGGTGGGTGAGGTCGGTGGTGGTCATGGGGATGACCGTGACCTGCTGGCCGGCGATGGTGAGGGTGCGGATCGCGGGGTGGCGGGTGGTGGTCATCGGGTCCTCCTTGGGTGGGGTTGCGGGGCGGTCCCGCTTTCCGATGACTCCACTTTAAAGGGGGGTCTAGAAGTACGTCAAGCCCCCCCTTGAAATTGGTTGGGTGGGCGCCTACCCTCATCCCATGGAAGACGCCCTCGCTCGGATCAGGCACCAGATCACCGACACCACGACCACCGTCCTCAACGACCTCGACACCATCGAAGACCCCGTACAACGCCAGCAGGCCGCACGCACCGTACTCGAGGAACTCCTCCCTGACATGGGCCGCGAAATCAAAGCCCACCGCTCCCGAACCGTCGCCGGCCTCAAAGAAGGACGCACCCTCAAGCAGGTCGCAGAGATGATCGGCAGCTCCATCGCGCTCGTCGACCAGCTCATCAAATCCGGGAAGCAGAACAAGCAGCCCACCCTGGGCAAGGGAGGCAAGTGATGACTGCGAGATCAGAAAATGCCAAAGGGATCAGCGTCCTCCATGCCCTGGCCATCCTGCGGGGCCTCATTGAGGAGGCGGCAGACCAGGAACACGTGGACAGGCATCGCTACCTGAAAAGCCTGTTCGGTGCCGACTGGCACGAGAGTATCGTCGTGATCTGCGGCCTGGCCCGCCGGAAGGACGGCGACGTCGTCGCCACGACCGCCGGTCTCGACCTGTACGAGCGGCACCTGAAGTGGCTGCCGGACGAGCCGGCGAACTACTGGCACCTGCGCGACAACCCGCACGTGGATGCCGCCGAGGCCGAGGTGGAAGCCCTGTACGCCGCAGCGCGTCCGTGATACGCCCCGAAGGCCCGCCACCTGTTTCACCCCAGGTGGCGGGCCTTTTTCTTGTGTCCGTAGACTCGAACGTATGAGCGACCTGCCCCCGGATGAACGTCTCGCGAAGCTGCACGCCCTCGAGGAGTGGCTGGCCTGGCAGCTGAACAACACCCGGGCGAAGATCCGCACCCTGGAGGCGGAGATGGAGCAGGCGAAGCGGCAGGCGCAGCGTGCGTATGCGGAGGCCCGGTGGAAGCTGGAGCCGGCCCGGGATCGCCGGTCGGTGCTGCACCGGGGCGGGTGCGGGATCTGGAAGGGCGAGCACGGCTACCTCGAGCGGCACGAGGTGGGGGAGGCGTTGGCGGACGAGACGCTGGTCGTGGAGATGTGCGGGGTATGCAACCCCGAGCCGGGGCTGCGGGAGTAGCAGAGGCCGTTGTCAGTGGCAGCAGGCAGGATGCCGGTATGACGATCAAGATGGAGAGCTTCGGCTTCACGTGGACCGATCCGGGCGGTACCCGGCGGGCGTCGGCTGTCGCCTACGACAGGGTGTCCGCGGATCGGCAGGAGAAGGTGCTGAAGGATGCCGGCGCGACCGAAGTGGAGCGGGTGCCGGTGAAGCCGGGGGAGCTGCCGACGCCGAAGGCCTAGATGTACGTCCGCCCCGGCCGCGACGGGGGATGCGCGGGCGGGGCGGACGGGGAACGTCTCCGGGGGCCTCTGCCCCGCTGCGGCGTGATTCCCGACGGGCGCGGCGTGATGCGGGAGGGATGCGGTTGCCCGGACCCGGCCTGATCCCGGCAGACGTTCCACGCTCAGCATGGCACGCGCCACTGACAGCCGTTCCCCGAACCGCGAGCTCAGCTCTGGCGCAGCGTGTAGTTGGCGAGGAGTTGCCGCAGGCCGGGCAGGTCGAAGTCCTTGGAGAACCGGCCGGCTTCCAGCGTGTGGACGAACGGGCCCGCGCCCCCGCCCGGCTTGGACAGTGGCAGGCCGCGGTTCGGGGAGCACATCAACGGTCGCAGCCCGTTCTTGGCGACGCACTCCCCGGCCTCCACGACCCCGTCGTGGTCGATGTCGGTGTTGGCGTGGTCGAGGCCGAGGATGTGCCCCAGCTCGTGCGCGGCCGCGTCCTTCCTCCGGGCTTCGTTCACCGTCGGGGACGGCCCGAACCAGGTCGGCACGGTCCAGTACTCGGAGTCCATGCGGATGTGCCCGCCCCACGCGGAGTTGTTGCCGGTGGCGTGGCAGGGGAGGGCTTGGCTCATGCCGGGCTGGCCCATGGGCTGGTGCGTGTAGTGGACGACGATGCGGTGCCGGGCCGGGCAGGCGGTCGGAGGCGTGGTGTCGAGCGTGGTGGTGATGTTGATGCGGACGCCGACGGACCGGGTGACCTGCGCTGCGGGCAGCTTGAAGTACCGGGTGAGTGTGGTGCGGGCGGTGGTGTCGGCCCAGACGATGTCGTACGGGCCGGGGTGGAGGCTGTAGATCCCGTGTTGGGTGAGGGCTTTCCAGCCGGTCCCGGAGTAGGTGGGGGTGGGGAGGGTGGCGGCGGTGAGGGTGAGGACGCCGGCGAGTATCCCGCCGAGGGTGCAGAGGGGGCGGGTTCGTGCGGGTATGCGAGGCATACACCTCAGTCTCAGCACATTCCGGCGCGGTGTTGCCCCCTGCCTAAGGGGTCCCGCTACGCCCAGTCGAACGCCACGTGCTGCCAGCCGGACGCCTCGTCGACCTCGCCCACGACGAGCTTGTACCCGTGCCGCATGGCGATGAGATCCGTCTGCTTGATCAGAGGGCCGTCGATGTACCGCTCGTGAGGCAGCGTGTTCAAGGCCGCCGTCATGGCGAGTTCCTTCTCCAGGGCGCCGCACGTCATCCCGGCTACTACGGCTGCGTCGTCGTAGGGGCCGCCGTTGCTCTTGGCGAGCACGATCAGCATGACCGGCTCGTACGTCCCCTCCTCTGGTTCTTCTGTCATGGACGCTGCCATCCTCCTTCGTCGTCGGCAACCATCCCGGCGCCGCAGCGCTCACACAGGCCCATGTCGCGCGCCTGCCCCATCTCGGTGACGTCGATGACATCGTCGTGGGGACACGCAGCCGGATCGACGGGCTGCGCCCTGGCCACGGCGTGAGCGGCTGGGGTACCGGGCTCGGGCGTGATGCCGAGGAGTTCGTGCTCCAGGACCGCGATCCGGTTCAGGTCGACGCGCGGAACGACCGGTTGAGGACGATCGAGTTCGTCCTCGCGGTGCATCGTCCAGGCCATCCACGTGAAGGCTGCTGCTCCCACGCCGGCGCCGATGACGCCGTTGATCGCGGATGGATTCCCGAGTGCCATGTCGACGGCTGCGACGGCTGTGATGAGCCAGGCGATGACCCCCACGGTGCCGAAGGTCTTGGTCTCGCCGCTCATTGCCCTTCCTCACGGTCGATGCGGGCACGGAGATCGCTGGCAACAGCCGCGTAGAGCTTCCGGTCGTCGTCTCGGAGGGCGTTCTCGGCGAACTCTTCCAGCCGGGCCGCGAAGGCGCGCACCCGCTCGATGACGGCGAGTAGCTCGTCCACGCGGTCGATGACGGCCTGGTGCCGGCGTTCGTTCTCGTCGAGGACGACGCGGGGACCGGACTCCGAGATCATTTCGCCCTGCACAACGTCGGCGGGTAGATCGCGGTCGCCGACGTACAGTCCGACGCTGCTGTAGCGGTTCTCCGTGTCGGTCAGGGCGACCTGCGGGTACTGGAATGGCTCCTGCTCCTGCTTGTTGCGGGTGACGGTGCCGTCCAGGGGGCGTGGCGGAGGGGTGCCGAGCGAGGCGGGGTGGCCGCTGAAGGTGATGAGGTGGGGACCGGATTCGATGCAGATGTTGCGAGGGCTGGTGACGACGACGCGGCCTTCGCAGAGGCGGACGGGGTCGATGCCGATGTAGGCGACGGTGTCGCCGACGTGGAGGGGGCGGCCGTTGTAGTCGACGGCTTGTGGTTCGGGGGAAGGTGCCATGCCCTCTACGGTGCCGGGTTTCCGGGCGGACGTTGCCTCCTCATGGGGGTGGCCCGGCAGCGGTGCTGGGGGCGTGCTGCCGGGCCGGTCTGGGGCGTGCCGGGGTCTAGCCCCAGGCGGTGTCGAGCGGGGTGACGGACGGGCCGCCGGTGGTGGGCGGGGTGCCCCAGGCGGTGTCGTCGGTACCGTCGTCGCCGGTGGTGGGGGCGGGTGCGCCCCATGCGGTGTCAGGCGGGGCCGTGGCTGCGGCTGTTCCGGTGGCGGCGAGGGTGCCGCCGAGGGTCGCGGCGGTGAGGGACAGGCCGGCGAGGAGCCTTCGCAGGGGCTGCTTCACAGGGTCGTCCTTTCTGTCGGTTGGGGAATGCATAGTGGGGCGCCTGGCCCGAGTTCTCGTGTTCCTCATCCTGCTGCGAGTCCCCTTTTGCCTTCAACAACCTGGCAGTAGTTGTTGTTGGGTGTGGGGAGGATGTGGGGTACGAGCGTCGGGGGACGCCCCATGGCTACGTTGCCGTACGCTGTTTGAGTCTTCAACGGCTGGTTCGTGCGGGTGTTCGCAGTGCGGGAATCCGCAGTTGATCTGTGTGGTGTGACGGGGGATTCAAGGCTTTGGCCATAGCTGATGCGCACGGTAACGGTCGGGAATTGTCGCCGAATGCGTTGCGCCTGTACGGGGCCTGCGCAATTCGAAATGCCGAACAAGTCAAGCTGCTCACCACCCAGCACCCCGAGGCTCGTGCCGAGTTGGTCGAGTGGGGCCTCATCACCCCCGACGCCGCGGGTGTGGTGCCGGCGGTCCGGGACCCGAAGGGCGCGTTGCAGCGCCGATTCGACGACGTCCTCGAGGCCGCGGAGAAGCAGGTGGCCCTGCTGCGGGCGCTGCCGGAATTGTCGGCGCAGCTCACCCAGGCGTACGACGCGGTGCAGCTGCGCATCCCGGGCGGCGCCTCCGTGTACCTGGACGACCAGGCGGTGGTGAACGCCCGACTCCAGGACGTGGTCGGCGGCGCGAGGCGAGAGATCCTGGCCGCACAGCCGGGCGGCCCCCGGGACCAGGCCCTGCTGGACGTGGCGGCGCCGCGGGATGCGGCTGCTCTGGACCGCGGTGTGGTGTTGCGGACGGTCTACCGGGACACGGTCCGAGACCACGGGCCGACCGCGGCGTTCGCGCAGACGATGTCGACTCGAGGGCCCGGGAGGTCGGCGCAGTACCGGACGATGCCGGGCAAGTTCGAACGGATGATCATCGTGGATCGGGAGACGGCTGTCGTCCCCGACTACCTGGTGGAGGGTTCCCCGCCGCATGCCGCGTGGCTGATCACTGATCCTGCCGCGGTGGTGATGCTGGCGCGGGCGTTCGAGGAAACGTGGAGGCGTGCCCGGCCGTGGATGGGGCAGCTCCGTAAGCGCCGCGGGGACATGCGGGAGTCGATCGGCGTGGCCGGCTCCGGCCTGGACGGGGTCCGTACGACCCGCAGGCAGCGGGAGATCATGCGGAACCTGTGCGAGGGCGCGCAGCAGGCGACGGTAGCCCGCCGGTTGGGCGTGTCGGAGCGGAAGCTCGCCGAGGAAGTCGCCGACCTGAAAGCGTTGTGGGGGGTGTCGACGATGAACTCGCTGATCTTCCAGTATGCGCAGTCCCCGGATTGCCGGGTCGACGACAGTGCCCCCGCGGACGGGCCGGCGGGGGCAGAGTACGAGAAGACCGCCTGACCGGTCACGCGTTGTCCTGGCCCTGCGGCGAGTCGGTGACGGGGGCCAGGAGGGCGCGCATCTCGCGCACGTACTTCACGCGGTGCTCGTTCCACCGGTGCTTGACGGCGAGCTCCTCGAGGACGTCGTCGTCCCAGCCGATGAGGACGCCCCACAGGTAGGCGGTGGAACGTTCGGCAGCCCAGTCGGTGGAGGAAGTACGCATGTGGTTGCGGACGGCCGTGACGGCCCGTGCAGCGCCTCCGAGGGCCTTCCGGTGCCAGTCCCACGACTTGTACATGGCCTGTGCGGCCTCACGGGTCTCAGCACGGTCGTGTTCGGTGTCTTCCAGGGCCTCGTACAGGTCGCGGAGGCTGTCCTCGGTGTGGTCGGCGAGCGGTATCCGGCCGGGTGTCTCGGCGAGCGTGACCGGGGCGGGCAGCTCGCCGGCGGCGAGGAGGAGGTGTTCCTCCCACAGGGGGCGGAGGAGTCCGCCGTACGTCTGCGGGCGGGACATCCAGGTGCAGGCGCAGGCGACCATCCAGCGGCCGTTGGGAAGGTCGACGGTGCGGGGGAGGTGCCGGGTGACGATGGCGACGTGGTCGGGGCAGAGGGAGCCGGGGGAGGGGCCGCGGGTGACCTGGTGCCAGCCGTCGCCGGACCAGGAGGGGCGGGCGGGTTCGCGTCCGTTCATGCGGGCGGCCATGTCGAACTCTTGGAGGCAGCCGGGGTAGAGGCAGTTCCGGAGGGAGGGGGCGTTGACGACGGATTCGCGGATGGCGTCGGCTATGGCGGTGGAGGGGGTGGTGTTGGCGGCTTCGGCCTTGGTGGTGTCGATCATGTCGTGGAGGCGGTCCCAGGCGGTCGGCTGGTCTGTCACGAGATTCCTTCAGATCGAGTCGAGGGTGGGCTGCATGTAGAAGAGGTCGAGGGCGTCTTGTCCGGGGAGTGCGTCGGGTGCGGGTGGGACGGGCGCGGGGAGCCGGCGGACGCGGGGCCGGGCTGCGGGGCGTCGCTTCGGTGGGATGAGGCCGCGGTCCCGGCCGCACTTCTCGCCATACCCCCGGCGTATCGACTCCTCGCTGGTCAGCATGCGGGGGCAATACCGGCAGCGCGTGAACCGATCGGTCACGGCGCCGCCCGGTTCGCGACCTCCAGCAGGACGTCGGCGTGGCACGGTTCGCCGGGCGGGCACCAGCACATGAGGTCCCGGCCGGACAGCTCGGCGCGCGCGGCCTCGGCGAGGTCGCCCTGCTCGGCCTCCTGGATCCACCGGCGATACCGGTCAGCGGCGTCCGCGCGGGCGTCCGCGCTGTCGTCCCAGCGGCCGAGCTTGCGGCCCCGATACTCGACGGCCCACATGTCCAGCAGGCCGCCTCGCTGAGATGCGGCAGGGGCGAGCATGAACGGGTTGCCCCAGCGGGTGCCGCGGCCGACGTAGACGGCGCCGTCGGGGGCGCGCCAGCCCCTGATGCGGCGGCGCTGGACTCGCTTCGGCATCATGCCTCCGTTACGGCCAGGATGGCCTTGCAGGTGGTGAGGTCTTCGTCGGCTTGGGTGAGTAGCTCGCGGCCGCCGGCCCAGATCCGGGTACGCGGCTGGTCCTGCGTGAAGATGACGAGGCCGTGTTCGATGTGGAAGGTGCGGCCGTTGACCCGGCAGGTTTCGGCGTGGCTCCAGTCGCGGGCGCAGAGCCAGACGGTGTGGTGGGTCCAGTATTCGGGGCAGGGGGTGGTCCAGATGGGGTCGCCGTTGTCGAAGGTGGCGGTGTAGGGGAAGACGGGGCGGATCTGTTGGCAGTGCTGGCAGCGTCCGACCTTGACTGGTGTGTCCATCACGCCTCCTGTTGGAACTTGTTGAAGCAGCCGTAGCAGCGCCACCACTGGGTGCGGCGCCAGGGCCAGCGGCGTAGCCGGACGATGATGTTCTTGGCGCCGCAGGTCGGGCAGGTCGGCATCACTGCGCCCCGTCCTGCCGCGCCCCGGCGGCGCAGCCCTCGCAGAGGTCACGGCCGCCGCGCTTGCGGACCCAGCTGCGCCGCTTGGCGTCGCGTAGGGCCTCGCTGATGCTGCGGGCAGACGGCACGGTGTCGTTGTCGAGCGGCTGGCCGCAGCCGTCGCAGAAGACGAAGGCGCGCACGAAGGCGGTCATGACGCGCTCCCGTCCTGCCGCGCCCCGGCGGCGGGCCCGGTGCAGGTGACCTTGTCGGGATCGCGGGTCAGGCGCTCGCCTCGGAACTCGAAGGGCGGGCGCTTGCAGCAGGGGCTGAAGCCGTTGTCGTCGGCGCCGGGGCAGGCGTGCACGGTGACGGCAGGCTCGTCCTGGCAGACCGTGTAGCCCTTGGTGCGGCAGTCGGGGCACCGGATGGCCTTGCCGGGCGCGTGCTGCACGGGAACGGCGACCTGCGTCTCGGTGGCTGCCGTCTCGTCGGCCATGCGGCGCGCCAGCTCGGCCGCGCGCTTCCACGTCGCAACGGTGGCGGCCGGGCCGTCCTCGTGGAGGATGTCGCTGTCGTTGAACTCGCCCGTGAGGCGCTTCGCCCGCTCGCTCAGGGCGGCCTCGACTTCACGGAGGACGGCGGCCCGGTGCGCATCGATCGCGGCGTCGAACACGCTCGGCTCGACGAGGGCCGAGCCCGTGGCCAGGCTCAGCGCCAGCAGGCGCAGGTGCTCGCGGGTGTCAGCGGTGGTCTGGTCGGTCATCGGATCCTCCAGCGGGTCGGGGTGGGATGATCAGGGCCAGGCCCGGGGCGATAAGCGCGCCCCGGGCCGGCTTGCCTTCACACGGCGGCGGTCAGTGCCGGGCGCGACCCCAGCGAGTACTCACCCGACCCGAGGGCCTGGCACGAACACGCGGTCTCCTCGCGGACGTGCGAGCACGCTTCGACGTCGAACTTCTCGGCGCCGTCGTCGGTGAAGAAGTCCTCACACTCCCGCTCCAGGCACTCCAGACTGCCGACCCAGACTGGGATCGCCTGGTGCTCGATCTCCGGGTTGGGGGCGATGCCGCGCGCCGGACGGATGTGGTCGCGGCCCTCGCAGCGCTCCCAGGGCACCATGTCGCCGTGCTCGGCAGAGCAGGCCGGGCAGCAGGTGGCGGCGGGTGCGGACAGGCAGAGGATGCCGTCGTCGTAGGGCTGGTGGCCCAGGGCCATCCACTGGTCCCAGGCGTCGGTGTTGCGCGGGGGGATGGGCTTGTGGGGGCAGTGGTTGGTCTCGGCGTCCCAGTAGAACGGTGCGGGCTTGTGGGTGTCGTTCATGGAGGGGTCTCCCGTGTTCGGGGCCGGGGTGTGGTCAGGATGTCGCGGTCGGTGGGGGTGTGTTGCCCCCTGCGCGTGGTGGTCCTGTGGATGCCAGACTAACTCATAATCTATGGCGAACGCCATGGCTCTACGAGCGTGGGTATGAGAAAACCCCCGGGCAGATGTCCCGGGGGTGTCCTCCAGCTTTCCCCTCGCCGCGTAGGGGCGGGTCGTGGGGGCGCTCTGCGGGCGCTATCCCCCGGTGCCGGGGGCGCGGCACCCATGCTGCCCTGGGAGGGCGGTGAACGCCCGTCAGACGCGCTCTACAGATTGACGGCTCTCACGGTCGGGTGGCCGGCGGTCGGAGGGTGTAGTTGGGGCAGCGCGCCGGGTCGCCCCAGGACTCTTCGTGTGGCTCGTTCGTCCCGCACCACGGGCACGGCAAAACAGGCTGGAACGCTGCGCCTTCGACTGCGCAATGTCCGACGTCGCCGAACCGAGTGTTGGAATAGACGGTGACGGCCTGTCGTCCGCAGGTGCACAGTTCACCAGTCCGGGCCCGACGCTCGCTCACGCGGTCGACGCTCCATCCCGGGATGCCTTTCGGGCCTCCCGCGCGCCAGCGACGACCCCGTCCAGGTACGCGTACACGCTCTCCCGGTCCATGGGGCTCTGGCCGCTGCCGCCGACGTGCACCGCGTACTTGTCGTTGTCCAGGTCGATGACGTGGATACGCAACCCGGTCTCGCAGGCAGCGACGCCCGCAGTCCACTTGACCTCGAGGTGTGGGGGCCAGTTCTCGTCGTAGGGCGGGTTGTGGCTTCCGTCGGGGTTCTTTGTGACGTTCACGGCGGTACTCCTTGGCGTCGGTAGTGTCGGTCAGTTTTTCAGCTTGGGGCGGGCTGGTGGGGTGGTTGGCGGATGCTGGGGCGTCGTGTCGGTGCTGTACGCCGGTGCGCCCCTGTGGGCACCCTCCCCGGCCGACCGGCGGCGCCGCACGGTCGAACGTATGGCGGATACACGGGCGCAGACGTGCGTGGGGCGTGGGGACGGATCGGACTGTCCGGAGGGCGAGTCGGGGGTGCCGGATCCGGGGGTGCCGGTGTACCAGTGTCCGGACTGCCGGGATCACTGGGCGTGGGGGCAGAAGGGGGCGTGACCGTCACGGATCGGTGACTTCTCTTCCTGCTGCTGCCGCGTGCGCGGATGATGCCCGCAGTGATCTACACCTGGGGGGACTCCATGCGCCACACCGCTACCGCCGCAGCTGCTCTGCTCGTTGCTGCGCTCGCCGCCGGCTGCTCCAGCGGGGACGGAGGAGAGGACGGGAAGCCGGAGGCCTCGCCGGCGCCGGCCACGTCCTCTGCTGCACCGTCCGAGACGACGCCCGCGGCCGCACCCACGCTGTCCACCGAGTGGCAGCCGAAGCTGGACGCCGCCACCGCCGGCGACCACGACAACGTGTGCAAGACCGTCGGATCACAGGCCTGCGTGGACCACATCACGAAGTTGACGGAGCTGGTGTACGACGTGCGGGACGCCATCGACACCGCGGGCGCGACCGCCGCCTACCCGAAGACGATGGACGCGATCCAGGACGTGGAGGACGCGTCCACCGCGTATGCGGAGGGCGGTTGTGCGGGGTCGTCGGAGGAGACGCTGGGGGAGGGAGTGGCGTGCGGCGGGTATGTGGCGACGCTGCTCGTGGGGCCGGGAACGGTGTCGCTGACGATGACCACGGACGAACTCACCGCCTCGTAGCCGGCGGACGTGCGCGGGCCCCGGCGCCGTAAGGGGTTCGGCAGCCGGGGCCCGGGATGACGAGGTTCACCCTCACCTCAAGCACTCACGAGCACCGCAGGAGGACCTCACGCCGCCTTTCCTGCGGCCCCTTGTGTGTCCTCGTGCTTCCTGCGGCACGAATAGTGCTCCGGTAGACCTTCCGGCCCCCGCAGGCTTGCAGGCGCACCACAGCCGAAGCGACAGAGCGGGATCGGCTGCCCCGACGCGTCGACAGGAACTTCGGCTGCCTCCACTTCCTGGGCGGCGCGGCTCTCAAGGACGATCGTGCGACTCCCGCGCCTCTCCTTCGGCTCAGCTCGGACCTCGGAGGCTGGACGGTCCTCGGTGCACCGGACCAGCCGGTCGCCCTTCCGCACGGACAGGGCGCGCTCCTTTCCGTCGTCCGCAGGGACGGGCCCGTTCGCTTCCAGGTACTTCCGCCAGTGCTCGGAGGGAAGCCACCCGTGCTGCCCCCTGTGTTGGAACGGGACACGCTCCCCGGCGGCTGCTTCCACGATGAATCGGGTCAGCGTCAGTTCCCCCTCGCCGCCGCCGTCGTAGGCGGACGACTGGTGGATGGGCGTGAGGATGCGGTGCCAGCCGTCGCAGTAGCCGTCGGCGGTGGGGTTCTGCGGGTCGAACGGCTTGTTCGGGCAGCGCACGAGGCTCCCGGCCGGGCTGCAATGCCCCTCCTCGAGGACGAAGTTGCCGTCCCGGACCGCGATCGGGTTCTTCTGCACGCGGATCACGGACGCCGGCAGGTTCGGAGTCCTCACGTACGGAACAGCGCCCACTCCTGGATGGTCGGGGTCGGTGAAGTCCCATACGGACCGGATCCCGCCGCGACGCCGGAACCCCTCCCGCCTGCTCATGCCCCGGGCGGTCTGGACGCTCAGCTGCGGCTCGTAGCCCAGGACGATGCCATCCGCGCCCTGGATCCGGACATCGAGGCGGGCGTGCCCGTCAGCCGCCGACACTTCGGCCTCCGCAGGGAAGCCGTGGTCCTCGGCGTCCGTCGCGACGCGTTCCTTGCGGGCGAGGTGCTCGTCGGACTCGTGGCTGATGGGCTTCTCGCCGGGCTTGCGGTAGTGGGAGGCGAGCCAGACGCCGTCACGCTGGACGAGGTACATGGGGACGCGCCGGCGTCGAAGGTCCCGGCAGTCGGGGCAGATCAGCCCGCGGCGTTCCACGGGGACACGGCGGCCGCGCATGGCGAGCAGGTAGGCGAAAAGTTCTTCGCCGTTCGGCAGGCCGAGGTCTGGCCGGCTGAGGTCCAGGATGCGTTCGGCTGGTTCGTAGAAGACCGGGTTGCGGTAGAGCTCTTCGTCGCTGTCCCGCTCGAGGTCGTCGTCCATGGGTACCCCCCGCAGCTGCTACGAGTAGGACGTACCACGCTACGGGGTGGGTCTGACAATGGTGGTTGAACTGTGGAAACGGGGCGACTGGGGACGGAAGCGCCGGCGTCCCCGGGCCCGCAAACCCGAGGACGCCGGCGGGATCGCTAGTGCTGGTCGAGCGCGGCCGGAAACGACGGCGCCCCCAAGCTTGAGAACCTGGGGGCGCGCTTGCCGAATGCACTTCCCTAAATCAAATGTCGATCTCGAGGGAACTGAACCGGCACAGACGAGGCTTGAAGCGAAGCGTCGCCGGCTTCTCGAGCTCGGGCTTGAGCCGGGTAACGATGGCGACGTCGGACGCCGGACCGTTCTGCCAGTATGCGCCTTCGCGGTGCAGCATCAGAACCTGGTCGGAGAGCTTCACCACGGGGGACGGCACGTGCTCGAGGGTGAGCAGTTCGTCTTCCGACTGGTTCTCCGCGCAGGCAGTGACGACTATTGCCATCTGCTCCCGCTCCGCGATGCGGCGCAGCTGGGTCATGGACTGTTCGAAGTCCCAGACTCCGTCATCGGCATGGACGAACGGGCTGAAGTGGGCGAGCGAGTCCAGGACCCAAAGTCGAACCTTGCGCCCGCGCTGGCCACTGGTGACCGTTCCAGCTTCGAAGGCCGCTTCTGGCGTTTCCTGCGTGGCTGCGTGCAGGTAGAGCGGGAGGGAAACCACCTCTGCCTTGGTCCTGGCGCTGAAGACGTCCCAGCCACCGAGCGGAGCCTCACGGTGGCGCAGGTCAATGCCATAGAGCGCGCTCACGGCCTTCTCCGTCAGCGATTCCGCGTCGATCTCACTGGACGTGTAGAGGGTGCACGTTCCCTTCAGGGCGTTGTGCAGGGCCATGTTCAGGGTGAACGTGGACCGTCCTGCGGTCGGCAGAGAGGCAACGGTGGTCACGCTGCCGGGGCGCAGGTCGATCATCTCGTTGATCGGCGGCCAGGGTGTGTCGAGCAGGGGCACAGGCACTCCTTCGAATTGGTACGCCAGACGTGCGGGAGATGGACGAGCGTGCTACAGCGGGTCGGGGCCGCAGACGGCGCAGTGTTTCTTCCGTGAGCCCTTCTGACGCAGCTCATCGGCCGTGTAAAGGTCCGGCAGCCTGGACCAGTAGTAACCGCCGTTCTTTGCGTAGGGCTTCTGCTCCTCGAGGCGCGCCATGCCCTTCTCCGGCGTGTTCAGCGTCGGGCAGTCCCAGCGGTGCAGTCGGGCGGCGTGCTGACCGATGGCGTAGGTGGCGCCGGCCTCAAGTTGCCGCTTCCAGCGGTCAATGTCCCGCTTCGCTTGATCATTGGTGCGTCGGATTTCGGAGCAGGGCCGGCAGACGCCCTTGATGTACTCGCAGGAACAGTCGCCGCAGTCCTCGCAGGGCACACAGGTGTGGGTTCGCTGCTGGGGGACGACCGGCATCTCATGCACGGTCAGGACTGACCCGCGACCCTCGTGGTCACCCACCTCCACGGCGCCGATCTGGGCCAGCTCTTCCAGGTAGGGGGAGAGCTCGTCAGGGTGGCGCAGGCCCGCCAAGGTGGCGATCTGGCTGAACTCCATGTCGACGTCCAGGGAGGACAGCAGCAGGGCGTACAGGAGCCGACTGGTGGGGGTCAGGTTGCCGTTCAGCAGGACTTCGCGCGGCAGTGTGATGAAGGGGAGGGGGCGGGATCGGTAGACGGCCATGCCGTGATTCTCCTTGTCGAGGGCGGGCCTGGCAGGATGTTGGCCAGGCCCGCGAGAAGCTAGAACGGGGCTTCGGTGCAGTACGCCTCTACCTGCTCGGGCGTGCCGAACTGGCGGGCGAGCTGAGCGCGTAGCCGTACGGTTTCCTCGTCCAAGCCGGTGTTCTCGTCGTCTTCTGCCGGGCCGTCGGCGGCCGGCGCGGCCCACGACTCCCAGGCGAGGTCGGGAGCGTCCAGGCGAGCGCTGAGGGCCGCCAGAGCGGCCTCGGTCTCCTTCTGGCAGGTAAGGCATTCGCCGCTGTCCGGGACCGCACCGGGGAACGGGGCCCGGCAGATGACGCACTCCGGCATCCGCCCACCACCGCCCGTCTTGCTGCTGCCCGTCTTGACCTCGAGGCCCGCCGCGCGGGCGGCCCGGCGAGACGCGCGCCGCTCGAGGCAGGCCCGGCACTCCACACCGGTATCGATCATCGTGCCGTCCTCGCACGACCAGTCCGGGCAGTACCGCGGCGGGACGATCAGCTCCAGGGCGGCACCGATCGGCTGGGTGATGCTGCCCTCGTGCAGGGCCGGCTCGTACCCGTAGGCAACCCACCGGCGGGCCACCCGATCCCGGAGCTGCTCCACCGTCCGGGACTCCAGCGCCTCGAGGACTGCGGCACGGTTCCGCTTGGGGAACTGCTGATACGGCAGCAGCGACAGCAGAGTGGGAGGCAACAGCGCTTCTACGGCACGCACGGCTGCCAGCTGGTCCCTCGAGAGCTCCGGGCCATCCGACTTCCGCTGCTCCGGCACGCCCGCTGTTCCGTCTTCCTGATCCGACGACGAGCCTTCTTTGCCCGCCGCGGCGAAGCCGCTTCCGTCCTCAGCTTCGCTACTACCTGAGGAAGAAGTGCTACGCACGCCAACGGCACTACGTGCCGAAGGCACATCCATCCCCGACCTCGTTCCAACTGAAGAATCCAGAGGGACATCGGGTTCTGGCTGGTCATTCGCCGGATCCGGGTCGGATTTCTGACCCCCGGGGTCGGATTTACGACCCGCCGGGTCGGATTTCCGACCCGCACCCCCACCGGTGGCGCCGCCCGAACCAACCGGGTCGGATTTCCGACCCGCCTCGGCCGCAGACCGCAGACGCTGCACGTGAGACAACTTGTCCTCCGTGTTCCGCCAGCCCGCGTAGCCCTCAGGCGGCAAATCGTTCACCCGGATCCGGATCGTCTTGCTGGCCGCCGAGGCCCGCGACGACGTCTTCACCGGATCGCCATCGGGCGTAGCGATGAGCTGGACAGCGGACAGGGCCTGGAGGATGCCACGCACTCGCGTGAGGCTGCTGGGCTGCCCCGGAGTCGGACTGGGGATCAGCTCGCACAGGTCCAGCAGGGTCAGCTTTCGGACGGGGTTCTTGAACTTCTCGATCACCAGGGATCGCAGTACCAGGTAGCCCCGGACGTCCGCGTCACGCAGCTGAGGGCACAGAGGGATCCAGTCGTACACACGCGTGGTGTACCAGCCACCATCCTCTGGGCCGTACAGCTCCAGCGGCGGATTGTCGGCCAGTGAGCTGGGCCTCTTCTTCGCGTCGGTCACCTGGCCGCCTCCGGCGTGCGGAGGATCAAGAGGGTCCTCTTGTCGACATACCAGTGGGTTCGAGTAGGCTTCCTCATTAGGAGGACCTCACTTCTTTGCAGGGTGGAGCTTCCGAAGCCAGCGGGGTGCAAGCCGCTGGGTGTGCTTGAACGGTCGGCCCGAGGTAGCTGCGAACCTCCTCGAAGGCCGGCCGTTCTGCGTGTCCGGGCGCTGGGGCTGCGATCCCAGAACCCGTAATGCGTTCATGAAGCCGTGGGGGCGATCAGATCGCCGTTCTCGTCCACCTGCTGGTAGACGTCCCGGAAGAAGTCGAGGAACGGGCCTGTGGCCATGAGGAGCGCGCCGGCGCCCTCTCCGTAGGGGTGGGCCTTGTCGGGGCCGAACGGCCAGTGCTTCTCGTACCGCTCGGACGTCGCGATGTGCCGGACGCCTTCGCGGGTGATGCTGCTGACGATTCCCAGCTTGACCAGCAGTTCGGCGCCGGTTCCGAAGGTCACGGCGGGCGGGAGGCGGGTCTCTCCAGCGTTGTTGGGGTTGCGGGGGCTCACAGTGGCCCCCCTGATCGCGGTCCGCTTCGCACAGTGCGAAGCGAAGGCGATACGCTCATGGCGGATCTCCTTGGTTGGGGATTCCCTACTGCCGACGTCTTCGCAGGGCAACGGCAAGTAGGGCGGCCGGCCGTGCCGCTGGGTGCGGTCGGCCGTATTACTTAGACAGTTCTAACTTGCAGAGCTGCCTCCTGTTACTCCTGTGGACGGAGCGAGGTCGTCCAGCGCAGGATCGTGGAACCCTGAGCGACCTTGACGGCCACCTCGACAACGCGTCCATCTTCCAGCGTCACCGTCCGGACCACCTGAGTGACGACCACCTCGGACGCGGTCAGCCCAAGGGCATCCTTCTCCGCGGCTGTGGCGTGCCGGCTCGTCACTTCCTCCAGCACCTGGTCCTGAGCCATCCCCAGCCGTGACGCCGCGAGCTCCCGCGACGCACCGGTAGACACCGGTTCCGTCAGCTCGGGAGTCACCGCGACCACGTAGGCCGGGTAGTAGCTGCTGCTCAGGTGGATGGGGTGACCGTTCCGGCTGACCACACGCCGGCGGACCTGCACGGGCGTGCCGGGGGCAACGTCCAACCGTGAAGCCACCAGCTCGTCGGCGCCGGTCGTTCCAACCTCCAGGATTCGCGACTCCTCACCGCCATCGAGAGCGCTACCGGTAGCCGCGTGCAGGGCTACACGGGTGCCGATGTTGTTGCTGACGGGGCTGGATACGACTGTTCCAACGCCAGGCTTGGCGTGCGTCAGCCCTTCCATCTTGAGGACGCGGTAGGCGCGGTTCACGGTCGTGTGCGCCACGCCGAACTGGTCGCTAGCCGCCTTGAAGCTCGGCAGTGTGTCGCCGGGCCTCAGCGTTCCGTCACGGATCTGCCGCCGGAAGTGCTGGGCGATCTCCGCGTATCCGGGGGTGTCGCGCATGGGTCGACCTCCTCTCTCTGTCGTTAGCTGCCGCGCTCTAGGAGCGCAGCGGTACACCCCTGAGATTAGCCGAAAGAAACCTCCAGCGCGAGTACTAGCGCTAGGAGCGCGAGGGCGCTACATTGGTGGTCGTCGGGAACAACGGAGCCCCGGAAACGCCGAACGGCCCGGGTGGTAGCACACCCAGGCCGCTCAGGGGCCCCGAAGGACCCGACAGATCGCTACCCGCCTCAACAGGAGCGACTGCCATGCAGAACCGTATCCGACCGGTACAGCACTCCACCACGACCACACTCGGCCAGGCTGACGAAGCCCTGCGGCGAGTCACCGCCGCGCAGATCGGTCCGCGGACCCCCGGCACCGTCTACGACAACGCGTCCGGCACCTTCGAGGTTCGCGCCGTCATCACCGACCTCACCGAAGCCCGCCGCATCCTCAAGCGGAACGCCGCCCGCTTCGCCGTCCTCGTCCGCGACATCCACGCCGGCACCGAGCACTACACCGGCGCCACCTGGACCGGCTCGGACCGCGTCCTCAAGGCGGTGACGCTCTGATGGAGGACTTCCACCGGCAGTACGCCGAGCGCAGCGGTATCGCCTTCCTCGACGCGCTCCGTGCCCTGCCCCCGTTCGTGCCGGCCCCCGGTATCGACCTCGGCCAGCTCCGCATCACGGCGACGCTGCTCGTCCCGGACCACAGCCTGGTCCTCGGTCACGCCGACCTGGACCCCGTCAACCTCCGCGGACTCGCCGACGCCACCGTCTTCCGCGGTAACGCGCTCCGCACCAAGCACGCCCACAACCCGGTCATCACCAGCCGCCCCAAGCTCCACCTCCTGGAAGGCGGTGGCCAGCGATGAACCGCGACAACCCCAACGAGAACGACCTCCGCCTCATGGCGCTCATCGAGCAGATCCTCGGCCTGTCCCAGGACACCGAGGTCGCCGGCCGGATCATGCTCCTCGGCCCCACCGGTCAGTTCATCGGCGACGCCAGCCTGTCCACCGCCGACCTGGAAGCCGCCACCGAAGCCCTCGCCCAGTGGAACGCCACCAAGGCCGCCCACCAGGAAACCCTCCCGCCCGCCCCCACCGTGGCCGTCGACCCGGTCCTCGAAGCGGAACTGGAGGAGTACTGCATCGGCCTCGACGCCGGCTTCCTCATGCAGGTCGCGCAGGAAGACCCGAACTGCGCGGTCGCCGCGTTCGACGAGGCCGTCTCCGACTGGGACGGAGAGCTGTGATGGCCGGCCACGTCCACACCGCCGACAACGCCGTCCCCCCGCTCGACGACGACCTCGCCGGCCTCCTCGAAGACCTCGCCGCCGTCCAGGACCCCGCCATCGACCAGATCCTCTCCGGCCTGCGCCTCCTCGCCCTCACCCGGCACACCGTCGACCGCACCCAGACCCTCATCGCCACGTTGGCCGGCGCCTCCGACGGCACGAACGTCGTCTCCGCGATCGGCCTCCTCATCGCCCGCCTCTCCGACCCCGACACCAACCCCGCCCTGCGGACCCTCCCCCTCGACCAGCAGAAGAACGCCGCCCTCGCCGGTGAACGCGCCTGCTTCGCCCTCACCGACCCCGAACTCCACCAAGCCGCATCCGACACCAGCGCAGCCATCGACGGCACCTGACCCGAGAGGAACCCAACATGTCCGCCATCACCACCGACCACTTCACCCGTGTTCGAGTCGGCGACCAGATCGACCCCAACAAGTCGCTCAAGTGCCACGCCCGCCCGATGACGACCCGCCAGGCGGTGACGGACGGCCCCGCTTCCCACCACTGCGTCATCTGCGACATGCGCGTCGAAGTGGACCCCTCCGGCCGCATCAGCGACATCCGCATCCCCGCCGCCTGACCACCCCCGACCGGGGCCCGGACCGAGCCGACACGGCCGGGCCCCACCTCTGGCCCCGCCGGAGGCCGCACCCCGACCACCCCCCTGCGGGGTGCGGCCCCCAGCACGACCAGCGGACCACCCACCAGCTGCAAAGGAGCAGCCCCCATGACCGGACCCGAGTTCGCGAAGGCCCACGGCAACGACTCCACCACCTGGACGACCACCGACTTCGAGACCGAGATCAACCTCGCCGAGATCGACGCCCTGGCCGCCACCAACCCGGCCGACCTCACCACCGCCGCCTGACCACCCCCACAACCGCTCACCGAAAGGAAGAGGTCCAGTGAACGCCACCACCGCCAAGACGTCCCCCCTCATCAAGCTCGCCGCCCTCCTGTCCTTCGGCTCCCTCATCTGGACCACCTGGAGCCTCTTCGACCTCCTCGGCGCCGGACCCGCCGGCATCACCGTCGCCGCCTGTGCCGACGCCGTATGGGGCTCCGTCATCTACGCCGAGTACCGCGGCGTACGAATCGCCGGCAAGAGGTGGCCCGTCGCCTGCTTCGGCTGGGCAGCCCTCCTCGCCGTCGCCAGCTTCCTCGTCTGGCACGGCATCGCCGACAACAACCTCGCCATGGCCTACGCCGGCCCCTTCCTCCCCCTCGGAGCCAAGGTCGTCTGGGCCCTCGCCCTCGCCGACATGCGCGACCCCGCCGCACTCACCGACGAGGAGAAGGCCACCCTTGCCGAGATGGAGCGCGGCCTCGTCTTCGAAGAGGCGCAGCACGCCGCAGAGATGCGGCGCCGCACGATGCGCGCCGAACTCCTCATGGCCGAAGTGTCCACGGACTTCGACATCGAGGTGACGCGCCAGGACCGCGCACGGGAGCTTCAGAGGCGCCGCCCCCTCGAACTGACCGCCGCCCCCGCATCACTGGACCGTACCGATGCGGTCGATGAAGTCCCTGATGAGCGGCATGATGCGCCCGAGTCGCGCGTAGCACTGGCCCCCGCTGAGACGCCCCGCATCATCGGTGAGGCGCCCCTGCTGCGCGACAGCGAGGCGCTTCCGCTTCAGGGCCTGTCGAAGGCTGCGGCGGTCCGTGTCGTCCGTGATGCGGACCCGACCGCGTCAGCGCCGCAGATCGTGAAGCGCCTCGCGCATCACGGCATCGAAGCGGACGCCGCATACGTGCGCACCGTCCTGTCCCGCATCAAGGCGCGCAACACCACCGACGGGGGCTACCTGTGAGCCGCCGCCACACGATCACCGAGCCGCGGACGGCCGCCCCGTCCGCGGCCCCCACCCGCGCCCCCCGCCCCGCGGTCCGGCCGGCCCCGGCCCCCCTCCCGGTACCGGCCGCCCCCGACTGGCCCACCCGCTGGCACCTCCTCATCCCCGCCGGCATCCGCAACACCGCGGCCGCCCTCGGCCTGTGGCAGAACCCGATCCCGCTCCGCCCGTCCGACCACCTCACCCAGACGTTGGCCGTCCTCGAACGCTACGGCTGGTGCCGCAGCCTCGACTTCTCACCGACCGGCCGCATGTGCATCCGCGGCGCCCAGACCCTCCTCGAACGCACCGGACACGTCACCCCCGCCAGCCGAGCACGCGCCGTCGACTACCTCCAGCACACCCTCCGCATGGACGGAGAAGACATGCCCTTCCACGCCTGGAACGACCTCCCCACCCGCACATTCCCCCAGGTCAAACACCTCATCACCGCATCCGCCAGCGCCGCCCGAAACCACGGAGAATAGCCATGAACAGCCCCGACGAATTCGAGCGCATCGTTCAGGGAATCCAGCCGAATTCCCACGCCAATTACGGCGACCCCACCCCCTACGGGCCGCCGCCCGCGCCCGCCTACACGCAGCCCGTAAAGACCGGCCTCACCCCCCGAGGAAAGGCCGCCATCGGCATCGGAACCGCCGTCATCGCCTGCGGCAGCCTCTTCGGCTGGCAGCAGTACACCGCGCAGCAGGCCGACGCCGACGTCAAGGCCCAGGAACTCGCCCTCAAGCAGCAGCAACTCCAGCTCGAAATGCAGCGGGAACTCAACAAGGCCAACACCGCCGCACAGGAACAGCAGAGCACCGAGAACAGCGAGCGGAAGAAGCAGGTCGACGCCTGCGTGAAGGTCAACCAGAAGCTCGTCGGGAAGCTCATGGGCGTCACCTACCAGTCCGTCCAGGACGACTGCCAGGCCAAGTACCCGACCGCCACCCAGGCGTCCATGCAGGCCGCCGGCGCCAGCACCAACACCAGCGGCAGCGACGACGGGGGCATCACGCAGGGCCTCCTCATCGGCGCCGGCGCCCTCGGACTCATCGCCCTCGCCGGAACGAAGAAGCTCACGAAGAGTAGCCAGACGTAGCTACTACTACCGCCCCTCTCCCGCTCCTACCGGCCTACTACCGCCCCCAGGGAGCCGATCACCGGCTCCCGACGGGTGATCCACCAGTAGTAGTAACTACCCACAGTGAGGAATCTGATGGCGAGCGACACGGTCCCCGCGGCCGTCCCCGGCCCCCACGACCCGCCCCCCAACACTGCACCCACCACCCCCGCCAGCAGCGGCGCAGGGCAGCAGCCGACCGGCGTGGCCGGGCTCCTCGCCCCCATCGAAGCCACCCGCACCCCGTTCACTCTCGGCCCCGGCGCGACCACCCTCACGGCCGACGGAGAACAGGCTGTCACCGACACCAGCAGCGCCGTGTTCACCGCCGAAGACGCCCCCGCGGACGAGCCGGGAAAGAACGGAAAGGCGGCGTCCGCGAAGCAGCAGCAGAGCGTCATCAAGGCGTGGATGCTCGCCGGAGCGGAACGCTGGAAGAAGGGCGCCGACGCCCGGAACAAGCGCCTCGACCTTCAGAAGGAGAAGGCGAAAGCCCGTCAGGTCAAGGAAACAGTGACCGTCAACCGGTCCGAAAAGGTCGACAGCGGCTCCGGTAATTCCGGCAAGGGCAGCAAGACGAATACCGCTGGTAAGTCCCTCAGCAGTAAGTCCAGCGGTCCCGGAAAGGCGGCCGGCGCGGGCCCGAAGAACACGTCGGGACCGGCCGGGAGTGGAAAGCCCGGCAGTGGAGGCAGCGGACGCGGCACTGCGGGCGGCCACAAGCAGGACGTCGGCCGTAGCGGCGGCGGCACCGGCCCCAAGGGCAATGGTGGTCCGGGGCGCGGCGGAACGGGCGGGGGATCGGGCAGCCCCTCCACCTCCGGCAACGCCGGTAAGGGTCGAGGAGGCGCGGACAAGCAGACCGCCGGGAAGTCCGGCGCCGACGGCGGCACCCGCTCCAAGACCGGCAAGGACAAGCAGGCCAGCACCGGAAACACCTGCGGGGACACCGGAGGCACGGGGAAGCCCGGCGACTCGGGCCCGGCCGGGAAGCCCGGCAAGGACAACCCCAAGGACAGCAGGGGCGGGAGCAGCAGCACGCCCGCCCCGAAGCCGAAGGACGGGAAGACCACCACACCCAGCAGCAAGACCACGCCCGCCACGGACAAGGACACCAGCCCGAAAGACCAGGCCAAGCCCGACAACGCCACCGGCCGCCCCAACACGGACACCACGGGCAGCGGGCAGAAGAAGCCCCCCACCGCCGACGGCACCCCCAAGACGCCCCAGAAAGTCGACCTGACCAAAGCCCCCAACGCCGGCAAGGACACCAGCCGCCGCCCCGACACCGCCCGCACCCTCACCCCGAGGGTCAACCTCCAGTCCTCCCGCGAGGCCGGCTACCGCGACGGCACCCGCGCCGCCAAAGCCGTCGCGCACGCCACCGCCTGGCGCGACGGCACCCGCGACGGCTACCGCGACACCACCGAAGCCGCCAGCCGGGAAAAGGCCCGCCTCGACAAAGCCCACAACGACCGCAAGAAGACCCGCACCAGCCCGGAGGACACCCCCGTGACCCAGACCGCCTCCAGCGCCGACTACCAGCAGCAGGTGCCGCCCAAGCCCACGCACGCCCCCGGCCCGCAGCCCGTCCCCGTAGCCGGCGTCGACAGCACCCACGTCCACCTCGGCGACACCGCGGCCCGCCCCACCATCAGCCGCGGCGAAGTCCGCACCCTCCGCAACTTCCAGCAGCAGCTCCAGGGCAAAACCGACCGCATGACGATGGTCGCCGAAGCCACCCGCACCCTCGAAGACCACGCCAACGAGCAGGCCAAGCAGATCACCCAGCTCCTCGAGCAGGCCCGCGGCGTCAAGGGCGGCGACAAGCTCGTCGCCGCACTGTCCACGCTCGCCGACGCCGCCCAGGTCCAAGCCACCAAGGCAGCAGAGATCCACAAGCGGGCCGTCCGATCCAGCGAAGCCTGCAAGGCGCTCCACGCCAACACCGAGACCCGCTACGGCGGCATCTACAAGGCCGTCATCGACTCCCCCGAGGCCGCGCCCGCCGTCATGAACTTCTACCGAGAGATGGGGCACGCCAATGCCTGACCTGACCTACGGCCAGCTCGCCAAGCAGACCTCCGCCCTCGCCAAGGACATCGCCCGCTCCAGCGAAGCCATCGTCGGCCACGCCAAGGCCATCGCCGACGAAGCCAAGGACACCGCCCGCGTCGCCGAATCCATCGGTGCCCTCCGCGTCGACCAGGCCACCGTCGCCGAAACCCGCGACGTCGCCCGCCTCATGGACGGCGTCGCGGCCGCCGCCGCCGACTACGCCGCCGCCGGAGACACCACCGCCCGCACCGCGCAGGCCGCCCACGACCAGAACAAGGCCAGCCACTCCCGCATCGGGGAAGCAGCCGCCCGCTCCTCCGTCGGCCGCGAGATCTACGACGTCGACCGCGGCTGGCTCACCCAGGAATAGCCCCCGGCCCCCGCCCCCAGCCCACCGTCTACACGCCGATGGAGACCCCGATGAGCCAGCCCACCACCGCCCCCGCCCGCCCCGCCGCCACCGAACGCGCCATCGCCTGGACCACCATCGCCGCCCCCATCGGCGTCGGCATCACCGCACCCCTCCTCGACGGCAGCGCCGCCATCCTCGGCGCCATCACCTACGGCGGCACCGCCGGATTCCTCGCCGCGAACTACATGAACCGCCTCCCCGACAACCTCCTCCACCAGCTGCCCGCCGGCGACATCATCCGCGGCCACCGCACCACCCTCTTCACCTCCACCCTCACCAGCGGCATGGCCCTCCTCATGGGCACCGCCCAAGGCCCCGCAGGAACCGACGCCCTCATGGCCGGCTTCCTCGACCTCGCCGGAAACCCCATCCCCGGCATCGTCTCCCTCGGCTGGTGGGCCGCCGTCGCCGTCGTCCCCCTCAAGCTCCGCAAGATCCTCGCCCGCCAGCGGAAGACCACCCCCCACATCACCGCCCCACCAGGAACACCCGCGGCAGTCACCGTCGACACCCCCGCCAAGCAGATCGTCCACCGCTGGTACCAGATCATCTCCAACCACGAAACCGGCACCCACAAAGGCCAGGAACTCGAACTCCGCACCCTCTCCGCCTTGCGCTGGAACGGCATCATCACCGCACGGCCCGGACAGGCCGTCACCGTCACCGACGACACCGTTTCCTCCGCCTACCAGGCCACCCCCTACCAGGCCCACGCCTCCTGGATCACCATCAAGCCCGGCGCGCACTCCGGCGAAGCCACCATCACCGTCAACCTCCAGCCCCCTGCCGAACTCGACCCCAACACCCTCGCCGGCGCCTGGCGCAAATGGGTCGGCCGCAAGGGCGGCGTCATGGCCGACACCCACCTCGAAGACGTCCAGACCGACCCCAACACCGGCGGCGAAGTCGCCTACGTCATCGCCGGCGAGACCATCAACAAGATCCCCGTACCCGACCGCGCTGAACTCGCCGGCGCCCTCCGCACCAACACCCTCCTCTGCTCCTACAACCCCGTCCCCGGCGACCCCCGCAAGGGCGAGATTCGCCTCATGAAGCACAACCCCCTCCAGGAAGGCGTCCCCTTCCCCGGCACCGACGTCCTGAAGATCTCCGACGGCGGATACGTACAGGTCGGCCGCCACGTCTCCGGCTTCCCCGCCCGCATCCAGTTCACCGACCCCCACCTCGGAGCCCGCCACCTCTTCATCGCCGGCGTCACCGGCTCCGGCAAAGGCGGCCTCGTCCAGATCGTCGCCCTCGCCGACCACGTCAACGGCCACGCCATCATCAACGGCGACCCCAAGGGCTCCTCCAACCCCGACGTCGAAACCATGGCCTGCTACAACGGCCTCGGCGAAGACGGCGTCATGGGCGCCCTCCGCGTCGCCTACGCCCTCCTCCAGTGGCGCATCAAGGAATCCGCCCGCCTCAAGATGAAGAACTTCGTCGCCACCCCGGATCGGCCCTGGGTCCGCGTCATCCTCGACGAAGCCCACGTCCCCCTGTCCGAACTCGTCGACCACAAGAAGGAAGCCGGGATCATCCTCGAGGCGCTCGCCGCCAAGGCACGCTCCCTCGGCATCATCCTCACGATCGTCAACCAGGCCGTGAACGCCGACAAGCTCGGCGGCTCCACCGCCCTCCGCATGAACGTCATCCAGGGCGGATCCCTCGTCATGCTCCGCTCCGACTCCGGGCAGCAGCACCTCGTCACCACCGGATTCGAGGGCGTCGACCCCGGCCAGATTCCCGCCTCCTGGGACGTCGAACGGCCCCTCGTGTACGACGAGACCGTCACCCTGAAGGACCCCAAGTCCACGTTCGGCCTCGGCTACACCCTCGGCCCCGGCGGAGCAGCCGAGATGATGCGCACCTTCATCCTCGAGTCCGCCGCCCCCTACATCGACGAGACGGCCATCGCCTACCCCGCCGACTGGCCCGACTGGGACGACCGCGACGAGATCGCCGCCACGCCCATCCTCGGCGACGAAGACGGCACCGACAGCGACCCCAGCGACGGCACCGCCTCTCTCCTCTCCGGTATCGACCTCGGCCCGAAGAAGCCCCCCACCGCCGAAGAGAAGATCCTCGAAGCGCTCCAGAGCTTCACCGACCCCGCCGGCATCGAGACCATCTACACCAGCCGCGACACCATCAGCCGCGTCTCCGGCGTCTCCGGCTCCACCCTCGACAACACCCTCAGCGCCATGACCCGCAAGGAACTCATCCACCGCGGCGCCGACTGCGGCCGCGAACGCGGCACCTACGCCCTCGGCCGCCTCCCCATCACCGACGAGACGTAGGGCAGCGACCGAAGCGACCAGCCCCCGGAACCCCACCGGGGGCTGACGCACGCCAGGGGGGAAGGGCACCTCAGACAAACCGCCGAATGTACGGCAGCATCAGAAGTGCACGGCCCGGGAGGACTGCCGGAGCCTCCAGGGTGTCCCCGCGCCCACTGGTATCAGCCAGTACACCTGGGCCGTGCCTACAACCGCTCGGGCCCGCCCCCCTCGGCTCCCCGAGCATCAACGGCCCCCGCCACGCCCCCACCCCGCCGGGCGCGACGGGGGCCGCTCACATGGCAAGGGGGGAACACCCGCCCGGAAATCAGCGATCATCCCAGTAGGCGCGGGGCCGACAACCACACACGCAACCCAGCGGGAGCCCCACCGCCATGGCCTGGTCCAGACTCAAGCGCGATGAAGTCACCGTCCGCCGCACCAAGCTCCTCGAGCTGCGCCGGCAAGGCGTCCGCTACGACGACGAACGCATCGAAGCCCTCGGCTACAGCAGCCCCGGCGACGCACGCAAAGACCTCATCCGCGCCCTCGAAAACCACCGCGACGAAGAAGCCGCCGAGGCCAGCGCCTACCGGCAGCAGGAAAACGAACGCCTCGACCAGCTCCTCGAGGCCGCCTGGCCCCGCGCCACCAAACCCTCCCCGGTCTTCGACAAGGAAGGCAACGTCGTCGACCACGCCCTGGACATGCGAGCCGTCGACACCGTCCTCCGCCTCATGGACCGCCGCGCCAAACTCAACGGCCTCGACATGCCCGTCAAGTCCGAGATCACCGGCGCCAACGGTGGCCCCCTCCAGATGAGCCAGGCCAGCGACGCGGAACTGGAAGCCATCATGAACGCCGGCCCCGGCCCCACCCCAGACGACGAGGACCCGCCCGGCCAGCCTGGCGACAGCAGTGCCTGACGGCATCCTCGCCCGCTACCGGGCCCTGCCCGCCCCCGAGCGCCGGCACATCATTCGCACTGCCTCCAGTGACCTCCGCGCCCAGCTCGCCGCAGTCGAAGCCGAACTGGCCATGGACCGCTCCCCGGGCGCCCTCGCCGCGGTCCTCACCCACGGCAAGGAGATGCAGGCCAGGCACCTCGACATCATCGACCGGATCTACCAGCGCATCGCCCGCGGGGAACGGATCCGAGCGATGGTCACGATGCCCCCACGTGCCGGGAAGTCCCGGCGCACCTCCCGCTGGGGGCCCACCTGGTACCTGCGCCGCCAGCCCGAGCACCGGTTCATGCTCGCCTCCTACGCAGCGCACCTCGCCGACGACCACGGCCGCTGGATCCGCAACACGATCACCGAACACGCTCCCATGCTGGGGATCAACCTGAAGTACGGGTCGCAGGCCGCGAACCGGTTCGACATCGACGGCCACGAAGGCGGCATGGTCACCGCAGGCGTCGGAGGCCCTCTGACCGGCCGCGGCGCCCACGTAGCCTGCGTCGATGATCCCTTCAAAGGCTCCGAGGACGCCGGCAGCCCCACCCAACGCGACCGCGTCTGGGACTGGTGGCAGTCCGTCCTCCTCACCCGCCTCGAACCCCAAGGGTCCGTCCTCCTCGTAAACACCCGCTGGGACGACGACGACCTCTCCGGACGGCTCCTCAAAGAAGAACCAGACGACTGGATCGTCATCGACCTGCCCGCCATCGCCCTCACCCCCGACGACCCCCTCGGCCGGCAACCCGGCGACGCCCTCTGGCCCGAGCGGTACAACGAGGAGGACTACGCCCGCATCCGAAAATCCGTAGGTGAACGCGTCTGGTGGGCCCTCTACCAACAGCAGCCCAGACCGCTCGAGGGCGGAGTCTGGCAATGGTCGTGGATCACCAGCAACCGCATCAGCCCCGCCGCCTTCCGCGGCGTCAACCTCACCCGCAGCCTCGTAGCGATCGACCCCTCCGGCGGGTCAGGCACCGTCAACGACGAGACCGGCATCATCGCCGCCGGCCGCGACAGCGACGGAGAGCACTACCTCTTCGCCGACCGCTCAGGCAGGCACGGCGCCAACGCCTGGGGCCTGGAGGCCTGCCTCCTCGCACTGGACATCGACGCAGACGCCTTCGTTGTCGAGACGAACTTCGGCGGCGACATGACCAAACAGGTCCTCATCCAGGCATGGCAGGAGCTGCAACGATCCGGCCGGACCGAGGGCCGTCCGATGCCCCGGCTCATCGAGGTCAACGCGAAGCAAGGCAAACGATTGAGGGCAGAGCCCATCGCCCAACTGTATGAACAGGGCCACGTCCACCACGTGGGGGAGTTCCCTGACCTGGAACGACAGATGGTCACCTGGATCCCTGGCATGGACTCCCCAGACCGCATGGACGCTGCCGTGCACGCCCTAACTGAGCTGGCGGATCCATCAAGCCAGGGCTTGGGAAGCCAGCACTACAGCGACCATCGCCTACAAGGAAGGCGCTGACCTGCAAGAACGCTACCGTGAGACTGTGGGGGCCATCCCGCAGCAGCCTCCCGGCGGAAGCAGACAGAGCTCAAGGACGCAGCATCGTTCAACAAGCGTCATTCGGTCCAACAGGCGAGCAATTGAGGATCCCGAATTACGAATCTGCGGGGATGGAAGGTACAATGGCAAGCGGCCAAGCAATGCAGAAAGTGTTGCACCGGCCGCACAACGAAACAGGACCGTCCAGCCTGGCTGGCTGGAGCGGCCCTGTCTCACCACAAGCGAGCTGCCGGGCGGAGCATCTACTTCGTCATCACCTGGAGTGCCAGGTCCAGGAGAGCGATGACGAAGCACCAGAAGCTCCAGTCCGGCTGTTCGTTGTCAACCATCGGTGTCACCTAGCTTGCGGCCCCTGTGACTTTTGGCCGGCGGGCCGCGTCCTCCGTGCCATGGCGACGGAGGACACACGCAGTGACGGGTCGATAACGAACACCCGCTGGAAGTCTAA